TTAATTACTCGTCACTTTACGTCTCACAATCACTGCATCAGAAAGTTGTTGCAATAATCTTTCAGAATCTTCCCATCCAATGCACGCATCCGTAATGCTTTGTCCGTAAGTCTGTGCTTTGCCATCAACTAAATCTTGACGACCTTCCACTAAATGACTTTCCACCATTACACCAAAGATTTGTTTAGAACCAGATGCGATTTGATGACACACATCTTGGCAAACCTCCATTTGTTTTTTATATTGTTTACTGCTGTTTGCATGGCTAAAATCAACCATAACGTGTGGAATACGCCCTGTTTTTTCAATATCAGCACAAACTTTTTCTACATCTTCAGCACTATAGTTAGGGCCTTTATCTCCACCTCGTAAAATAATATGGCAATCTTCATTCCCTTTTGTAGAAACAATGGCAGAATGACCAAATTTAGTGACAGATAAGAAATTGTGGGGAGCTTCTGCCGCACCAATTGCATCTAAAGCGACTTTTACTCCGCCATTAGTGGCATTTTTAAAACCAACCGCACAAGATAAACCTGAAGCCAACTCACGATGAACTTGTGATTCTGTTGTTCTAGCCCCAATCGCCCCCCAGCTCATAAAATCAGCCAAATATTGAGGTGTAATCATATCTAAAAACTCGCCCGCAGCAGGCACACCAAGATCATTAATATCTGAAAGTAATTTCCGTGCAATACGTAAACCATCATTTAAACGATAAGTATCATTTAAATACGGATCATTAATTAAACCTTTCCAGCCCACAGTTGTACGCGGTTTCTCAAAATACACGCGCATAATAATTTCAAGGCTATCTTTATATTTATCACGTAATGGTTTTAAACGAGTCGCATATTCAATGGCAGCTTTCGGATCATGAATAGAGCAAGGCCCAATCACGACTAATAAACGATCATCTTTAGCCTGAATAATATTATGCGCCTCATGACGAGTTTGCTTCACTAATGCCGCAGCATATTCACTCGCTGGATATTTTTCTAATAAGGCAATCGGTGGTAACACCTGATCGACTTTTTCAATTCGCGTATCATCGTTTGCCACGACAATTTCAATTTTCTCTTTAGCCATACATCACTCTCTTGCTTTCAAATGTTGTATTTAAATTATGTAGCTAATCTACACTTATTTCTTGTACTAGTAAACTAGTTCGTTATGTTTTTAGAATAAAACCTACGAAGTTCCTATTAAACTATCTTTACAACCTGCTTGCAAGCTGAATGAAACGAAATATCAAGCCTTTAACACATACTCTTACAACAGTCCTACGGATTTAATTATGTTGAAATGGGGAGATAAAATACTTAAAAACACTTTATTTTTGCCATACTTTGTCCATTTTCAAGTCAAACAAATGTGATTATTACCAACACAGAGTGATTTGTCCCTCTAGGCAAAATCTCATCGTTAAATTGGAAAGTCAAAAGACGATGCCGTAACACAATAAACTGCCAAAAATCCCTTTCAACCTGATACTGTTTTTCGATAAAATGACACCTGATAATTTGTTTGAATATTCAAACTTCCGATAAAAATCACTTTACAGATGGCATAATTTATGCAAGCGAGACGACCAAGATTGTCGATGAAAATCATGCATTACAACAAGCATTTTTAAATGAATTAGACAAAAAACTTTGGTCATCTGCGGATAAACTCCGCCAACAACTTCATGCCGCCAACTATAAACATATCGTTCTTGGTCTTATCTTTTTAAAATACATATAAGTTCGCAAAACTTTTTGCATAAAGTTGGGATTTATTTTGCATAAGCGTTTTAGTATTATGCAAAATAAATCACAGATTAAACCTAGACAAAAAACGCCCTTTAAATCATCATTAAAGGGCGTTTAAATTTTACACTTTAGATAAACCCGCACAACATAACCGTTCCTAAAAAAGCAAGATAATTTCCTTTTCTTGTTTTTTCATTTAGTGAAATGGCATTACATATCTGCACTTATTTAGCCGTCCATACCTCCCCAGTCTAATTCGACCGCAGTCAGTCGTTTTGCCGCAATGATGACTTGCTATGCCTGCCGAAGAGAGTAATCCTGTGACCAATTTAAACAAGCACAGGAAACCACAAAATGACAAACTTTAGAATGAGAACCGAGCAAGAAATGATGATGGAATTAGCCCTTGTTGCCGTGAAAGAACACGACGGTTTTATTGCGGACGGTTCGCAATATTCACTACCTAACGGACGGGGGCAAACCTTTGTGTATAACACAGCGTTTTTAGATGTGCGGTTTGTGGAAGACGGGCATAAAGATTGTGTAGTCAGATTTACGTCCACACTTGCCCCTTTCGCCCCACCGTTTTATTGTTTGCTTTCCGAATTAGAAGACTAAAACAAAGGCTTCGTGATCACGCGAAGCCTTTTTCATAGCTAAAATTTATAGACTAAATTGTCCTCGTACGCCACTTGGTAGTTCAGCTTGGCATTGACCGTAATCCGTTTGGCGTTTTCAAACGCCTGCCAATTATCCACCTTATCTTCCAGCATATAATTCACAAAGCGAATAAACTCCGACTTCGTCGAGCTAAAGAAAACATACGGTGGTCGCGTAATATTGACCAGTCGCAAGAAATCAATCAAATCAAAATAGGTGGCTTGTTTGTAGCTTTCCTGCTTGGTGCAAAGGTAAGGTGGATCTAACACAAACAAGGCTTTCGGGTTATCGGCAAACTTCGGCAGCAAGGTATGGAATGACTCGCGAATAACCTCTACGCCGTCCAAATAGCCATCAGCCTTTGGATAATCAGACTGACGAATACAATGCCAGAAATTATGTTGGAATAAGTCATCAAGCGTTGCCACTTGTTGCCCACTGAACAATAACCAACTCGCTAAGCAATTTAGATCTTTATATCCTTTGAAGTTTTGAATAATTCTGATGCATTCTGCTTTACAATCCTTCGTCATACGTTTATTTTTTGACGTAGCGTTACCAACTACAGAGTAAAGCTCGGCTCGCAACTGGTTAATATCATCAATGTGTGCCAATCGCTCCGCATAGCCATCAAAATCATTGTAAATGACGCGGGCTTTCGGTTTTAATCGTTTGGCGGTGTGGCTTAATAAACCGCTTCCGCCAAATGTATCAATAATTATCCAGCCTTCGCCATCACCTTTAATATTCTCATTTAAAACTGTTTCAAAATGTTTAAGAAACATTCGTTTTTGTCCGATAAACGGCAATGGGGCTTGTTTAAAGGTATTTTGATTTGCCATAGTTTTTCCTTTCTATTCTATGGCGTTCCGATGCTCAAGGCATTCTGACACTCAAATCAAATTAACGTGTAGTATTAACGGTTTTGCAACGAGGGCATTTGATTTCTAAATAACCAACCATCCCCACTTTCGCCAATAATTTGTTACAAAATGTGCAACGGATTGCTTTAATTGACTGCATATATTTCTCCTAATCAAAAGATTTGTTACAATCCGCCCGCCTTGCGCAAGGTAGGCGGCGTATGGCTATATGCAAGCTAGTTCTGCGTAGCTGGTAACAACGAGCATTCCTAGTGCCGTTGTTATCGCCGTCTTTTCTTTATTGAATTAAACTTTGTGCAGGGTAAACGCTCCTTTTAACTTTTCTCTTTATTAAATATAGCCCCTAATTGATTCGGGCTAAACCGCCAACCACTCTCTCCACCGAGAATCGCATTAAAACACCATTCGCTACAAAAATATTTTGAGCGTTTTTGTTTGATTCCAAGTACGATTCCTAGCGCGCCCCACCAGTCGTATTTACAACCTAAAGTGAGGCTAAAATAGACTTTGATTTGTTCCTCAGTAACATCGTTGAGTGGGATTAAATCCCACTTCAAGCTATCAGAAACATCAATTTCTTTACAACGCACGCCACCGTCACGAATTGAAGACGAATAACACTCGTACGTCACTTCTGTTTCATAGTGATGCCCGCTGACAAACGTTTCTTTCATTACTGCAATTTCACAATGTGAATACGCGCCTTTTGTTAATTTTCTTGTAAGCCAATCGCTCAAACGCGCTAATAAGTCTTTCGGTTTTTTACCAGACTTCTTTCCTTTATATAATGCTAAGTAGATTTTAGTCCCAATCATTGTTGCACCTCCGCTAATGCTTTCATTTTTCTGATAATGTCATTATGAATTTGCTGTAATTCTTCTTCACTCAATTCTTCGTGCTTGAGCTCATACTTACGCATACGCTGCACCGCGAGTTGTTCTTGCAGTGTTCGTAATCCTTCAGCCTGTTTTAAAATTAGCAATGTCGCTGATTTGTTATCAAGTCCTGCGACAGTTGCAAAACTTGATATATAGATGCTTACTTCGCCAGTAAAATTCGCTTCTTTAAATGCCAGAGCTGCAGATTCACGTTCTTTGTATTCCTCGGCAAATCGAGTCCACTTCGCACTAATACTAGCTGCTGTATCATCAATGCTATCAACTAGTCTTTTAATGAGTTCACGCTTAATTTCAGTTTGCTTCTCCTCATCAATAACCCAGCTATTTCCATTCCATATGTGTAATTCCGTTGGTTGTCTATCAACTAGAATGTATTGACTTTTAAAATAAATAAGTTGTTTAGTCTCAAGCTCTGATTCGTTTTCTACTTCCATTTCCACAAAATCATTTAAGTTTTGCGGAATAGGGAAAATTTGATAACTATTCAAATTTTCTTTTAAAAAATAGACTTTCATTTAACGCTCCTTTATCGGATATCGATACGTTTTACAAAATAATTAGAAAGGTCTACAATATTTATTGTTGTACCGTTTCCATCAACAGTCACATCTAATGTATCGACTTCTACATGGGTTACCGCATAATTTCTCGGGTTGTATACAGTTACTTTACGAATAGTCTGCCAATAAGATACGCCGCCTCTTTTACCTTCAATTTCTGCACCCACTTCAAAACTGACAAGTTCAATATTGTTATTATCATCAAGCCTGTGGCCTGATGATGACTGAAGATACAAAATAAGTGTTTTACCAAAACACTTTTCTGAAATATTAATACTCCCAGAACTTACATTACCTTGCCACACTGTTTTTAATGTACTAATTTGAGATAAACTCTCTTGCGCCTGTAAAAATTTCTGATTTATATCAGCTTTTGCATTGTTTATTTCTCGTAAAGTAGATTGTTTATTTTCTTTTATTTTTTGTTCAACCCTCGCAGATAACGCTTGCATATTTTGCACAAGTGTACCCGCATCAAGCGCCCCAGCATTTTCAACAACACCGAAAGCCTTCACCCAGAATTGCACGTCATCAAATGTGTTTTTTGCTTTTATACAAAGTTTGAGAATAAGCGATTTAGGGCGAGTTTCATCTCCACCTGTTGCCATCGGGGTATCTAAAAGCGGATGCATAAATCCATTATCACTGAGATTATCATCAGTTGTAGTTGCAGTGCGTAATCGTGAGTCTATAACTGTTTTCGTTTTGTCATAAAAAATATTACTATCACTTGAATTAACCCAGTGTGTTCTAACTTTATGTACGTGCTTTTTAATCTCGTCACTTTGCGTTTCACCAACCGATAAATTGTTTGATGCATTTCTAATAAATCGGTCTTCAGCTAATGGCACATTTGAAATAGAACCATATTTACCGACTAAGTGACGATATAGCTCTGGGTAATTTTGCTGTGTGACTGTTGAGCGAATGCTATCAAATGCAATCCAGCCAGAAGGGATATTATCCACGGCAAAATAAGCCGTCATCCCCACATCACTACGAGTTAAATCAGGAAGTTGGTTGCTGTCGCCCAAAGTGCGGTATAAATCAGGGAAGGTTTGTTGGTTAAATGTCGTACCATTGGCTTTTAAAAAACCAACGGGATTAGTTACCGCACGGGGAAATGACACTACGGCACCAATAGGCACGCCGTCGCCGCCTGCATCTTTCCATTCTGACCAATTTGAGCCATTAAAAAAGCGTGTTTTGATTTTGTTATCATTCGCTTTACGTGCAATTTGACGCACCGCATTTGTTGCCCCACCGCTAACTACTTCAATATGCCATTCCCCATTTTCGGGTAGATTTTGACCGCTTGCTAAGTAATAATTGCCATCGGTTTTATAGCCATTGGCATCGCCTTGTCCTTGTTCTACTTTGAAATTTCCAATACCATAGCCAGCAAGTGTATTAGGCTTGCCTTCAATATCCGTATTAAATTGCGGTTTTGCCCCAGCGTGATAGATTTTTTGATTGTTATATAACAATTCCCCATTTGCCCGAATACGAATGGTGCCGATAACTCGGTTACTTTTTTTATACTCTATCCAGCCGTCGCCATCATTTGCCCCCATATTTAAGAGGTGATTAGCATTTGCATAAGTTTGCGAATCAGCCACCCCAATGCCACGAAACCCAATGATTTTAGATTCAAAACTTTTGGTACCTTGAATCGATTCATTGCCCCTTAATCCTACTTTGCTCTCTGCGGTAGTTTTGGCGTCTACTGCTTTATCATAGGCGATTTTGACGGCTTTTGAGGTTGCCGCTTGGGTTTCACTGTTGCTGTTAATGGCTGAGCTTAGTTGCACAAGCCCATACTGTTGTAACGTTGCTTGAGCGATTTCATTTAAGGCAAATCCCCAACGTACCCAGTATTGCGAACCTGATTCATTCGGGCGGTTATTTTTACTCTTTTTTAATGCTCGGTAGCTTACGCCATCAAACTGGACACAAGAGCCTTTAGTATAGTCTTGTGTGGCAGACCACTCAGGCAAGCCTCGTTGCATTAAATAAGTATGTTTTTCGTCAAGTCGTTTAAATAAGAAGTTAAACCACTCCATAGGAGGGATGCCCTGTGTTTGGTCAAACGTAATCCCCCAACCACGCAATAAGTCAGGGAAATTATCGACCTCACCTTGTTTTGCAGATGACGCAAAAATGCTTTCATCTGGCTTATTTACTAATGCCATATGTGACCTCTATATTAAGTTGAAAAGATATTGCACACCTGCTTGGCGTGGCAGTATATCTAAGTGGTTGATTGCGAATTTCTTAAAATCAGATGTGATAGCGCTTGGGACAGAGATAGAGACGGTCATATCGTAGTTATCCACGATGTGACAACCTTCACCAAAAATAAATAGGCACGCCTCAATTAAGTTTGGTAACGTGCCTATTTGGTAGTTTTTAAGGATTCTGCATTTAATCAGGAATCGATAATCATCATCAGATAATCTGACAGAATCAGACAGTGGGTCTCGTTTCCGATACCATTGCGCACCGCCTAGCCTTTTTTTGCTAAATCCCAGTGCATTAGGTGAATTGCGGAAACCAAAAAATTTACGCAATTGATAGCCATTAATAACCCGAAATTGCCCGACGTGTTTACCAACCAAATCAAGTTGATGCCCTGTTGCTGTTTCAATATTCAGCACATCTTGCAATCGATATAAATCAACAAACCCTTGCCCGATAATGTTTTCAAACAGCTTAATCGTTGAGACGGCTTTGGGCTTATTTCGGTATTGCCAAATCAACAAATCAGAATAGCCCATTATTCCACCTCAATGGTTATATCCGTTGCTAAAATTCGGATTAATTCACGTGGTTGTGCGGTAATATTTTCCGTGGTAAGAGACTGCCCTTTACGCCCGATTTTTAGTTCTTTCACCCAGAAACCACCCACTTTATTAATTGGCGAATAAAGTCGGGAAAGTGAAAGATTTTGCCCGATGCCAAAGCGTTGAATGGATAATAATCGTTTGATTTCATCCTTATCTACTTCAGTAAAATCTTCGTATCGAACACAACGCATAGACACTTGCACATCAACAGGCGTTGCACGGTCGAACCGTAATGCTCTACGCTCGCCATTTACCGTTAAAATTGTTTCTGTAGTACCTTGCAACCCGACTCCTGCCCCTTTATTTTCATAAATAACATGAGCGATTTGCTCATCTTCACCGCCATCGACAATAATATTCAACGAATTAGGCTCAACACCATATTTATCACGTTGTTTAGTATTGTTTTCCAGCACTTTAACTTGTCTAACATCAGGCAGTGCGGCAATTTTTGACTGGATAGCATCGGCAGAATTTTGCGCATTTTTGGTTCGGCTGATGAAAAAACGTTCTCGTAATTGCAAGTCGGTTTCTTCTTCCTCGCCAATTTCGGCATTTTCGAATGTGGTTGCCGAGGTCAAACCAAGCGTAACGGTCTCAATGGTCAAATTCGTGTTTTTTATGAGGTTAAACGCACCTAATTCTTCACTGCGGAAGTCCGCACGGGCGGAACCATTGCTATCTAGTTGTACATCTGCCGTTAATACCCACCGCACCTTGTGGGGGTCAGACACTACAATACCCGCATAAAGGTGAGTTAAAGGATCCCCTGTCAAAATCACTGAGCGCAAATAGCTATAGCTTGCCGCTCGTCTTATCAACCCTGCATAAGCAACTCGCTGATCGAGCCAAGCACCTGTCGCGACATCAGGATCTAACTGTCGATACACATTCTCGGCAAGCTCCTCAATATCCATCTTCATCTGAGCAAGTAAGCCCACCATTTGCCCATCGGGTGAGTTGGGCGATAGGTCGATATTCTGCCCATAGATTTGTCTAAATCCATCTTCAAATCGTGCCACGATTTCGTTTAATCGCTCAATTTGAATGCCTGTTTCAATCAGTTTTGCCATATTTTCTCCAATAAAAAACCGCACTTTCTAAAAGATTGTGCGGTTATAAGTTCACGAAAAGATCTAACTGTTTAATTTGTAAAAGCTCACGCTCAAGGGCTTGCTTTTCCGATTTGCATTGCTGCAATAATTTTCCCCGTTCACCAGCTCGTTGCGTGTATTCGGCTTTCTTTTGTTGCCACAATGCCAACTTGTTTTTAACTTCATCACGGCGAGCAATACCCTCTGTCCAGTAATCCCATAAAGCTAAGAAACATTCTTCTTGGTAATTTTCTAAGCGTTCTTTTAAATCGGCGCGCACTTTATTTGGGTTAATGCTAAACAGCCAGCCATTTAATTTTTTGATTGGCATACAAAGCATTTCGTATTTTTTGCCGTCTTTACCAGTTGTGGTGATATGACCACAACTGAATTTTTGGTAATGAGAGGTGAGTTTTCTATGTTGAACCTTCCAATCCAGCCCAATTCCTTCCACAATCTCACGCATTGCCACATAAGCAATGCCGTTGTTGTCCACTAAAGTAACTTCTTTACCTAAAAATTCTGCGGTTAACGTTTGCATATCTTCTCCTGTTTTCTCCACCAAAGAGAGCCTGTAAGAAGCAGTGAGTGGAGAAAGGAAACACCGCTTGTCACGTGTACATCGCTATCTTACAGGCAATAAAAAACCGCCCATAAGAGCGGTTGTTTGTTAATATTGTTGTGTCTGTTCGGCATGACAGATTTTACCGTCACAGTCTTGATTAAGATTTAGGGCGTGCGCCATATACACCACAAATGTACACACGAGTGTAATGATTAATTTGTTCATTTTCTGTTCCTTTTGTCGGATTTTAGGTGTGAGAATCCGCCTCACGTTGTTTCAGGTGAGGTCGGTTGAGTATTTAAGGTTTATTTAAATACTGCGACTGAGGTTGCGGATTCGTTGTAGTGTCCGATTGCAAGCGGTCGGCGATTGGTGCGGTTAATGCGGTCGTTAATTTTTCTGACGGCTGGGTTGGTGGTGCGAATATATCGCTGAACCACGTCCAAGTTAAATTCTACGCTGCTTTGCTGATGACTACGGAATGGGCGTAGCACGCTCATTAGGATTTCAACGCTTTCGGAGAACCTTGTTACGGCATAGTAGAAGTTTTGCCAGTCGAGCCACTCTTGCTCTGTTAGCTCCAGATTATCCATTCGGTCAATCGGGGCGTAGCTGTTACCGAGTGTGGTTAGAAAGTTGATGGCACCTTCAAATTGTGAGGGTTTGAGTTGGTCGTATTTGCCCACTTTAAACAGACTTTTAAGTTGGCGATAGATTTCTGCGTAACTCATTCCAGTACGGTGATGAGCTTTCACGACTGCCTTTTGGATCGCTTGCTGTTGTTCTGGGTTAATCGTGCGTTCGACTTTTCCTTTAAACCAGTAGTCGTGCAATGCTTGGTAGCACTCTTTTTTGTATTTGATTAATGTGTCACGGATTTCTGGGTTACAACGATTAATATCAATACCAAATAACCAACCGTTTAAGTATTCGATTGGTAAGCAGATCATTTCACGTTTTTTACCATCTTCGGCTACTATGATCGTCATGATCATTGTTGAACTTAACACATTATCACGTTTAATACGTAACAGTTGTGGCTCCCATGATAATCCTATATTTTCACAAATAGGTTTCATTGCCACATAATGCGAACCATTCTGCTCAATGGTAATTAAGGACTGATTGTTAAAAGATACTGTTTGAGTTGAGATTTGATTAGCCATTTCTGACTCCTTTTGGATATTTACGATGTTTGCCCATAATAGGGCGCCGAGTGGTTCGTAAACCGCCAAAAGTCGGCCGGGATTATTCCCCTTTCGGGTGTTGTATTCTCCGCCCACTCGGCATAGATGAAATTGGATTTATGCGTGTTAAGTCTTAATGGCAATAAAACTAAACGAGATCACAAATTTTACGCATAAAAAAACCGCTATGCTGTCGGGTGCGGACTTCCGCTTTTGGTAAAGGTTACGAGCCTTGATACACAATATAAAGTAAAAACCCCGTCTTGTAAACGGGGTTTTGAATTTATTCTTCTTCTGATAAATCTTCATCATCAGATTCAATAATATCAGTATATTTGTGCTCTTTCTCCATTGCCAAGGATTGATAATATTCCGACGCTTCGGCCAGCATTGTAAACTCAATTTTAGCATTGCGTTTTTTGACCTCGTCGGCAATTATCTCTAATGGTACCTTAAAGAACTCTTTACGTGGATTGACACGGTTTACTTGATGATCCGCAAACACCTTGTGCAATTCATTTTCTAATGCCGGCGCATCTTCACTATAGATCAATGCGTGAACATCAAAAGAGAATGGCACGCTAGCATCGCCCAATTCTCTTATACGGTCTAATGGCTCTAATCGGCGTGTCATACCAATTTTAAACACATTCTCACCAAATGAACCAATATTACTGATTACATAAACGTGACCTGATTTTGTTAGTTGAGCTTGAGAAATAGCCCTCTGGCTATTTTCCAAGGCTTCTTGATATTTCAGCTCCAACTCGGCGATTCTTGCCTGAAGCTCAGTGTTAGCCTGATCTTTCTCAAGCAGTTTCCGAGCATTTTCCAACTCTTTCTCGGCATCTCGTTGAGCTCTTTCCGCCTCAGCTTTAGCTTTCTCTAATTCTCTTTGTGCTCTAGCCTCTTCTCTCATTTCCTCTTTAATTCTGGCTTGTTCTGCCTTTTCTTCCTCTTTCTTCAAGGCATATTCATAGGTAGCCATTAATTCTTTTAGCTTAAGAGCTAAATAAGCTGGATTAATAGATATTAAATTGTGTTGATTTAGCTTATTAATATGCTCATAAGAATGTTGGATTCCATTTCGTATTTTTTCAAAATTACTACTGCTAACTTTACTAATCAGCGCATCACATTCATTATTGAAAGCTCTTAAAGCTAAATCAATATTATTTTTTGTCATTTTAGCACCTTGCTTTTTAGCATCTTTACCTGTCCCAACAGTCCATGTTGTAGAGCAAGTACAAGCCAAATTACTTTTAAATAGTGCTTTTTGCTTTTCTCTTAATTCAAGAATTTTTGCTTTATATTCTTCAGAGGTATCAAAGCTAAATATAGGCTGATATAATCCAACTCTTAATAAAGCCCCTTCTGGTTCATAACTCTTAAGCTCATCCTTAATTAAAGATAACTCTTTTGACTTTTCATTAATTTCATCTTGTAGCTGTTTAATTTTTGATGATAGATCGTTATATTCCGATTGTATCTTTTGATCCTTGCCTTTTCTTATTTTCTTTATAATCAGATAAACAAGATAAAAAGGGCTAAGTAAAATTAAAATTGCAATGATTGTGGCAAAAATATTGCTTGGTTCCATAGTGTACTCCTTAGTAAAAAATAGAGATAACTATTCTACGGAACCAAAATTGTTTATGTAGGTTTTTAATCAGAAATTTTCTATTTTTGCGATCTCCATCACAAAACTTTATTAATTTAACCGCACTTTAAGCGTCATAACGTGCGGTTTGTTGCTGTCCGTAAATGTCTTGGTAATCAATCGATATGGTCAGCTTGCGTGTATCTGCATCAAAATTAGCTTGATAATCAGTTATTCTGCTTACACCTTCAGTTTCCAACACATAGCGTTTTATTTTGATTTCCCAGTCTGCCATATTTACCCCACGCCCCATTTGTTCGAGCCAAGGTAAACCGTGTTCTAGGTCTAAAAACCAGTCATTAGCAAATGACCAAAGGCGAGTTTGTACATTTTGAGCAATAGCATCTGATTCTGTTGCGTAGTTCGAAAAGCCTTGTCCAAATGTCCAATCGTGATTGCTATCTATTCTGCGTACTTTCATTTCACCACCATCTAATTGCGTTAATAAATGGTGTAAGAATGGATAAGCCTAAGCAAATGATAGCAAAAGCAATCGCAAAACGAATTAAAGGGGTTGTTTGCGTTTCCATATCTAATCCTTTTAAAAGATGAATTTGTAACTTTGTTTTGATATACTTCACAACGATTTATTCCTTTTAAATTTCGCTTAATTGGAATGAAAAAAAGCCAAGCACGCCTATGCTTGGCTTTTTACATTAAATATTAACTGCACTTTTATTGTGGCACGCCTGTTTTACCGCCACTGTCGCCTGTATGTTTATGGGTTTTACCTGAAATACCGCCTGCTTTCACATCCGTATCACTTGAGATAACGCCTGTGGAGCTATGCGAGCCTGTTTGCGAGGTATCGCCCTGATGTTCGATATTCCCTTTAATCAAAATCGAGCCGTTTTTGATTCTGATGTATGTGTCGCCATCAATGGTTTGCATAGATAGCCCGTCGGTAAAAAATCCGCCAATAGCTTTCGGCACAGAGCATATGCCAGGAATAAACATCGCATCGGATAAATCATGTAGCCTAAAATCTAAAGGGGTTGATGCGCTGCCGTTTTGCCACCATCCGTCAATGCAACGCTCGGAAAATATCGCTATCCCCTCATCGCCTGCTTTAAGCGGGAATGTCACGGCAAAGCCACCGCCACGAGGAAAGCTCACGGGTACATCAAGAAGTGGTGGTATATCTGCCCCACTCCCATCAACTAACTGCATTTTTATTTGTATCGCAAGTGACACAGTTTGCTTGGCTGGGTCAAAAGTCACCACTTTTGCAGGAAGTGCGGTATGTAAATTCAGTTGGTTTTGTTGGATTTGATGGTCGGTTGCAGTTTCTGGCGTTGCTAAGGTTTGTGCGTAATTCATTTTTTCTTATCCTTGCTTTGCTTATCTGATTTTTTATCGGATTTCTGACCGCTCTTTTCTTTTTCTACTTTCTGGAATTTGCCCCCGACAACCGTCATCTTGCTGTGCCAATCTCCACCGATACCATCGCCAGAATGCGCAAGTTTTACAATCTTGTACTCCCCATTGAAGTACTCAATGATAGATTCAACTTTCACAAGTCCGCCAATTTGTAATGCTGGATTGAGTAAACAAGTCAGCTCTAGTCCCTCATCAGTTTGCTCTGGCGCATTAATCATTCCTGTATCTTGGGAAATCAGTACGGCATCATCACTTAGCACTTTATCTTTCGGCAGGAAAATAAGCGAGCCATCTTGGATAGACCAATCAGCCTTATTATTGCGTGCAATTTTGGTGAGAATATCTCGACTATTGCCGTTTAATACCCTACCACGAGGGAGTTTTCGTTGGTTGGGAATGTCAATGGCACCAGTCTGCACTTTAGGCATCGTCTTTTGCAATTCCTCAACAATCTGCTTGTCTGTTGCTCCTGCTTTTAATGTTGTTTTGGCTCTCGACTGAGTATAGGCTTGATGTCCATCTGAACACTCAAGCGTAAGGACAAAATCCAATCCCTCTCGTTGGATTCTTGTCTTGGTAATATCTCCCGCATAGATTTGGCGTAACTCGCCATAACCAACCGATAAGGCGACTTTCTTATAGTCTTGGCTTAATAATTGGTTGATATGGTCTCGATTTAAGTTCCATACTTGGATTTTAGCGGGATTAGGCTTTTCATTGATGGTTTTATCAATTTCAAACGCAACACGTAATTGCTCAATGCTTAACGTTTCTTGGTCGTTGCTAATGTCCAGTTTCCAACGTCTGCCAAATTGTTTCATATTTACCACCAGCGAATTGCAGTAATTAATTCAGGCGCACGCCATACTGCAAAAGATAAAACCACTGCAATTAAAATGGCAATAAATCGCCACGCTTGTAATTTTGATGTCATTTGCAATACCCCTTTAATTAAAATCAAAATAGATGTAAAATTATCCACAGATATATCTACTCCTTTCCTGCCTGTGGAATAGAAAAACCCCGAAGTGCTTGCAACGCTTCGGGGTTTGTTTTTAAAGTACGGTCATTTTTAAGATGATTTTTCGCCTATATACAAAAAACAACGAGTACCCAAATCTTCTATACTCATTGGATCTAATTCTGCACCACTTTCATCGTCCAAATAGAAGAAGTAAGGCTGCGTACTGCGAGCCAATAATGGCACCCCACACGCAAGCGCATGGCCTCGGCAAATCTGCTTTTGATTGACTGGCTCAAATATATCCATTGCCCAGAATTGTCCAATACTATTAAATCGCAAGGTTAAGCGGATTTTTATGCCGTTAAATTCAAAGGTTTGTTCCTGATAAGGGTGTTGTGTTAATGGAATTTTACGCATACGTCTCACTACCATTTAAAAAGATTGAAAAGCGAGGAGGTTCTTTTAGGCGTATCGTTCTTTGGTTGGGTAGAACCTTGCTGTGATTTTGTTGCGGATTGAGCCGCTGCTCGACCGCTTTTACTCTTGCCAGATGCAGATGATTTAGATTGAGCCGTTTTTGTCTCAACAATAAATATCTCACGAGCCGTTATTGTAAATGTCGCACTGCCATCTTGTGATTGATTGACGGCTACAGACTGGATTAGCATGTTTTTGTACAAGTTAATGCCTGTCTGTATGTCAATTGTTTCCCCCGATTTCTGACAGGCGACAAGGTCGGCATAGCATTTTTGTACTCTGCTATCCCCTGCACTGCTATCAAGCAATCCGCCTAGACCAAAATCAGGCAAAAAAGGGGCAATGGCTCGCGCCTGATTAAGGATGCTCTTCGCTTGACTGTATGCTCCTGCGACTTGGCTAATCGCTCTTCCCGCTCTCGCAATAGATTGTGATGTTTGAGTGATAACCTTAACTGGCAAGGGGAAACTATTAAGAAAGTCTATCCCGCCACGAATATTACCGATAAACGGAAGGTCTAAACCAAAAGTCGAATGGTCGTGATCAACCATTACACCATTAATGGTAACTTGTTTAGGCTGAATAACCGCATGGTCAGCAATGGCTGCACCTGATTCAATCGGGTTTTCTGTAATAGATAAATCCGACTGATGGTCTTCTGTTGTAACCACATCGAATGTTATTGTGCCAATACTACGATTGGATACTTGTGCAAAATTTAACATAGAGGCTACCCCACAACAGGTGAAAGTTGATTATTGATCGCGCGAGCCGATTGGTCTGCCACTGCTTTTGGATTGTCCGTGCCTTGGATATTTTGCGTAATGGTGATTTTGTTATTGCTGTTTTTGACACTGTTATCGGCATTTGAAGTTTTATTATTGACGCCTGCCGCTGCAACTTGTGGTGCAGAAGCATAAGATGGATCAAACATCATCGTGTCATAGGCTTTCGTATTTTGACTTGCCGTGCCTACCTTTTCGCCACTATCACTAAACCATCCTTTTATTGTATCAACAATCGGTGCAATATATTGGTCGTAATAGCCCTTAACCCAATCAAATGCACTTTGGAATGGCTTTTTAATCCAGTCGGTGACTTGGGCGAACTTGGTCTCGATAACATCCAAATCTAACTGTTCGCCAGTAAATAAATTCCATAAACCACCAACAAGCGCGAGCCCAAGTTTAAACGGTAACTCAAGCATATCTGTGATGAGGGATAATGTTGCACCAATTGGATCGACGCTAAAATTATCGACAAAGTTTTTCCACGTGGATTTTACCCATAAAAGTGCGCTCTTAAATGGCTTCCAAAATTCACCTAATGCCGTTTCTCCGCCTTCAAGATAAGTGATAAAGTCATCAACAAGTAAAAACAAGGCTGCAACGCCCGCTATAATCAATGTGACAGGGTTGGTCGCAAAAGCTAATAACATCCGTCGACTTAACCACAATAACGCTGCACCTAATGCATAGATTACCGTTTTCCACCCAACAGTATGCTCAACAACATTATCGATGGCTGCAGCTAACTCAAACAAGAATGAAAGAATTTTGCCAAATCCATTGAGTGTGGCCTTGATAAACTCATTATTCTCAGTGAACCATTTTGTAAACCGTTCGGCTAATCGCTGAATGGATGGCGCAACACGGAGTGATACATATTCGCCAATAGCTTTAAATACCTGAGAAACCTGCGTCAACGCATCTTTAAAAGCAGCGGCAGTTTCTGCATTTTCTGCGTTACCTACGCCAAGTGTGAGCGCACTTGCAAGGGCGATTTGTTCTTTCAACTCATCATTACCAAGGCGCAAGGTTTGAATCATCGAACCATCAATGCCGAGTTTTGCAAGCATCGCAATTTGCTCTTGCTCGCCCATCGCCTTCATCTTATCCGAGATTTCTCCCAGCATTTCGCTTGAGGTTTTAACATCCCCATTCGCCTTTTTGGCGCTTAGTCCATATTGCTCAAATGATTTAGCCCCTCGACCGATACCCGTTGCCGCCTCACCTATAACACGAGATAACCCTTCAATAGATGATTGGGCAGCCTGTGCAGATGAACCATTAACCTCTGCAACCTTACCTAAGTTGTAAATTTGGTCGGCTGATTCGCCCGTGACAGCCGAGAGTTGTTTAATTTCATCGAGTGCATCGAGATTAGCATCAACAAAATTCTTTACTCCAATCGTTGCTGCGTAGAAAGCTGCACCAAATGCCGCAACTTTAAGTGTGGTTTTATTGATGCTAATACCAAGTAATTTGAATTTATTCAGTAATCCAATTGCACCATATTGAGTCGCCCACAAGTCGATGATATTGTCAGATAAATTTTCTGTGCTTTTGGCGTTATCTTCTACGACTTTTGTATCTTTTTCGGTGGCATTGGTTTTTTGCTCAATCGCAGATTTGAGTTTGCCAATAACTTTCTCAACCTGCTCTGCACTTAACCCTGCTTCTTGTAACTCCTTCGAGAGTTGTTCGGTATTTTCAAGAAAGCTCTCACCAAACTCAGATAAGAGCTTATCCCCCTCGATAAGTTTCTGCACCCACGCATCTAAGGCTTCATCTTCAGAAAGATTTTCTGTTTCGTCTTGTAGTTTCTCAAGCGATGCAAAAAACTCACTGAACTCGGGCATGTCTTTGACTTGCTCGGTTGCTTTATTCGCAGCCTCTTCTAGCGCTTGACCAAAGGCGCCTAAACTTTCTGCAGCATCTTCAGTGCCGTCTCCAATTGCATTGAGGAATTGCTCAAACTGTTGCATTGCTTGGCTATCCGCATCAATGCCGATTTTAATCAGTAGTTCATCGAGTAGCATTGCGTTGCTCCATTTGATTTAATTCAACAATAACTTCGTGAAAAGATAAAAGGTCGGCTAACGAGTAAACCGACCTTAATTCGTGTAGTGAACAAAAATTTTTTACAATAGGCGTAAAAATAAACCAGTCGGCTTTACTGTATAACTGGCTTATTTCGTCGCTTTTAGATTGGCTTGAATATTGCTCAGCAATCCACCCCCACCGATAAAAAAATCAGCAAATTGATACATCAACCCTTCTTTTAATACGGGGATTAAATGCCCACGATATTGGTTAAAATGGCTATCAAAGCGTTCAGATAAACGGTATAGCTTGCCATCTTGCTCGCATGAGGTATGTTTAAGCACAATATCCTCAAGCTCTTTAATGCTTGGGTCGCCTAAATTCGCCAATACAGTCGTCAAAATGCCTGCACCTAGCTTTTTACTATCGCCTAGAGCAGATAAATCAACTGATTGAAGTAATTTCATCGCATTTTTGAGTGCAGTCCATGCGGACATTGCATTAGCTGGCGTCATCGTATAGGTGACATCTTCAATATTGATTTGTTTGCTTTCCATTATTGAACACCTTTTTCAAGATTCATTGTCATTTTCTCGAACACAATCGTCCAGGTTGTCGCATTGTGTCCATTTCCACGCATATAAGCTGCAGGTGTAGTAAAATATCCTCTACTTGCCGTGACAACATCGTCATTGATTAAATCGCGGATAGCGAGTGTCATCGGTAAATAGGTTTTAATACTGGTTTTTTGTTGATTAAACAACTTCGATAAATAGGCGTTATCCTCAGAATGTTGTTTAATTTTTAGGGTTAATTTGCCTGATTGGTCAGGATTTGCAATAAATACGCATGTGCCATTTGCGCCAATAACCATTTGCCCCGCATCAACTTGATTGGTCGCATTAATCACATCTGAGCCGTCTGCCCAGTCACTAATTTCTTTGCCGTCTAATAACACGACAACTTGTTTTGGATCGAAAACTGCCATAGTTTTTCCTCTAGTAGAATAAAGCCAAGAATTTCTCCTTGGCTTTTGAATTATCGGTTATAGTTCACAATCACATCGCTAGAATGAATTGCACCCGCTAATTTCACTGCGGTTTGAATAGGTGTTGCGCGGCGTTGCTCTCGGTCGCTATCAGATAGCGTATCCATTGGTGCCGCCCATACATAGTAACCCTTTTCCAGATAATCGCCTGTCGTCAAATGACCAAAGCTATCGCCAGTCCATTGACCAGGTGCAAAAGCCCCATTATTCACGCCTTCTAAGCAAACTTTCTCAACGGCTGCAATTAACACTGATTGCCCTTTGTCTGTTAATGGGATTTTAGTTGGCGATTTATACAAGCGAGCAAATACTTCTTTTTGTACTGCATCTGTAAACCAGTCTAAGATAACGATTTCATCCGCAAATTTACCACCCATTACCGTCCCCTCGGCAATCATCGCTACATCATCAAAATAGGTGTACACGTTAATGCCTAAGCGTTTCGCTTTAGAAAACTCCGTTGCCGTAATTTCATCTGCCGTAATAGTCGGTTGTTGCTTGAATTTAAGCGTTAAAGTCGAGTTGTTTGCCGCAAAATTTGTTGATAATAAACGAGCCAATGCGGAAGATGCAGGGTACATATCGTTTTTATCAAACATTGCTAATGTGTGATCTAAACCTGCATCATATAATTTCTTATAGATGTTATCAGCAGACCATTCAAGTTGTTCAACACGAATAACATTCGCACCAAACATTTTGGTATTAGCTTGCGCGTATTTTGCAGCAGATTCCACTTCACCATCAGTAAGTTGTGCAGCAAACGTAAAGCCATACCACGCATTATTCACTTCGGCTACGTTAAATAATGCCTCGGCAACGGTTTCCTTTTTCAAAGGAATTGATGCCTTGCCTACTTTTCGGCTTGCTTGGCCATTTTCTAATTTAAGCAATGAGCCAATATACTCACCGTCACCGCCACCATTAAAGGCGTAATGGATTTCGGTCGCTTTATCTTCTCCTGCGTTGTTAGAAGTGATGATAAAACGTTGTCCTACGCTATCGTAAGAGATAGATAAAGATGAGGAAAGTGCGGTCAATTTCGCTTGGATTTTGGTTACAACCGCATTGAAATCTGATGCGTCAGCAAAAGATAGCCCATTTACTTTCTTGGTTTCAGTGCCAATAGTCAGAGTGAATCGACCATTTACAACCGTTTTAAAACGCTCTAAATCATCCGATAAGGTTGCACCGCTTAATGTGTTTTTGGTTGCATCAATGGTTGCGGGTTCTTTTTGCCAACGCGCAATAATTAATTGTTTTGCACGAGGGCTTTGAGCAAAAAATGGCTGTGCAGCTTTTGCTGTTTCTGAATTTGTGCCGAACAACTGTTCTACATCACGTTGATTTTCGACATAAACATAACGCGTAGTCGCATCAGAAAATGCTTGTCCTGCCTCTGGCGTGAACAATGCCACGATACCGAATGATTTACGCGCGGCAGATTTTGGCACAGTATTTAACTGCACATTGACAATCTGCGAGATAGATAATGCCATAAGGCTATCCTCCTATTTGTTGAATTAAATGGTTTGTGCGTTGTTCAACGTTTTCTATCGGATCTAGAGGTGTATCAACAATGTGATGATGGCTAAATACAACATCAAACTGCCCTCGTTCTTCATAATCTGCCCCGACGGTAGCCGTTAAATTGCGGACATCTGAAAAACGAATCACGCCCCAGTGATTTGATTTGAGAAAGGAAAGGAACGCTGAACTTTGGAAAATGGCTTTTAGCTTGTAACACTGCGCAAGGGAATTTCGACCGAAACAAGAGAGACTAACGGTGCTTTGCATTGACTGAATGATACGCTCACGTTTGCCGTCAAATTCTCTCGTGGCCTGCCCGATTTCATTGCTTGTCATCAAATCCACGGTAATAAAAGCAGGTAAAGGATTTTCAGGGAGCCAGCCACCAATAACAGCGCCATTAGGTAACTGTAAAGCCTGCTGAATCCACTTTCGCAGTTTGGCTGTGTCTAACGCCGATATTGTTGTGGTATCCATATTTTCCCCAATTTGCTACGGTTTTTATTTTGTAGGTTTCCCCCTCATAAATAACCAAATCACCTATTTTTAACGGCTTAATGGTGTAGATTTTTATTGAGGGGATAAAACGCTCACCTTCGGGCAATAACAACACATCATTAGGAGAGGTCGGAATAACAATGGCAGTCATGCTTTCATCGGTATAACTCGCCCTAAACCCATCAGATGAATGCTCACCTTGCAGATGTTTCACAGTGACAACTTGGCTGAATTTACTATTCAGAAAGCGAGGATATTGGTTGATTAAACTCATTTAACGATACCTTTTACAGAACCACGCAAGTGCCCATCCCATATGAGTGGGTTTTTCTTAATACTTTTGGGATCTAATGTAGCCCTAAGTTTTTTCCTACGTTTAGGGTCTTTAACATCCTTAAGTTTCCATGCTATTTTGGTTGAATCTGCATTTTCAATCCATTTACCACTTGCTATATTAAGCTGGACGTCACCTTCAGCCTTAATCGCTAACTCTTTATAAATTTGCGCAATGTCCATCCCTTCCTGAAAATACCGAACAAAAAGTGCGGTGTATTTCTCTTGGTTTTCTGAGAGCGTTTGGCGTAAAAAAGGACGCGGTTTAATATGTTCATTGCCAAGCTCCAACACGGCCGCCAAAGAGGCGAGGTTAAAATTCTCAGCCCCCTCGACTGGCTTATCAAACTCAGCAGGAAATCCAACATAAACCGCCTTTTCTTTATCCGCTTTTAATCGCTCAATTAACGCTTTTGCTTGCGCTAAATTCCCCGTAATTTGCACCGCCATTTACGCCACCATTACCCCAATGCCAACCAATTTACGTAATCGCAAATACTCTTGGCCATACGCCGTTAATTGATAATCTACATCAGTGCCTGTCAGTGTTGGCACGACATAGCTAACAGATAACTCGCCAGCACTTTCACTGGCGAGATTCCGATTTGCCCCACCGCCGCCTTCAGTAGTCCAAAGCGACAAACGTAATAGATGAGCAGTCAATGCCAACACGCCACGTTGGTAGAGTTTCCCCCAACGAGATTGACTTACTTCCATTTCTGCATCCGATAAAAAAAGGTCGATTTTTTCATAATCGACCTCTTTAAACTCAGGATAACGCTCAAGGAATACATCTGTATCAAATGTTGGCATAATGACTCCCTAGTAATCTACGTAAAGTGCAGAATTTGGCTCCATAAAAGTTACGCCACCAAATGCCATGCGTAAGCCAGATTCATAAGCTAATAAGCCTTTTTGTTGAGCCGCTAACACAGTTGGCGACATTGGCACATCAAAGATAACGTGCTCTTTGCTGTTTACATAAACCATTGCACGAGTTTTGCCACTTGTTACACGAGTACCAAAGTTTGATGGTAAGGATTTAATTGCAACCTCACGACCCGCAGCCGCAGACAAGCTCTTAGTTAAGAACTCTAATGCGGTTGTATCGGTGTTATTACGTTGCGTTAACGCTAAGTGCGCTAAATCAAGTGAATCAATCGCAAAGGTGTTTGGCGCTTCGATGCGTTTGGTCTTTTCCATACCTTGTAGGAAGATCTCCTTAAAGAATGCCACCGCTTTATCAAAGTCCATCGCTTGTACTTTGTTATTTGCAGCAGTGCCTTTGATGTTGTACACCTCAACAGATTTGTTGTTTAGCAAACCAGTTAAGCGAGCATCTTTTGCATGGCCTAAGAAGGCAACCTTTTGTAAGGTTTGTTGCGCGTTTTTGTTTAACGCCATAATTTTAGCGGTATCTAACGCTAACCCTAACAGTTTGCCTTGTTCAAGTTCTGGTGTTGTCCATGTTACGGATTTAGCCCATGGCACAATGTAAGAGCGAGTTGGCGTAAAGCCGACTTCTACTTGGTCCAATGTGCTTGTGCCAGTGGTAATTAAGCCATCATCAAGCGAACCGTGCTCATCCGCACCATAATGAAGTTTTTCTGTAATACCGACAGCAGCTTGCTGATCTACATAAACAAATTGCGGGAACACAATTTCAGGATATTTAGTTTCTGAAATTTCTTTGCTTACAGCCGTTAAGCCGTTTTGTACATAAGTTAATAATGACATTCATCACCCCTTATAATTTTGTAATCATCGCTAATTGACCTTTAACGTCAATCACGGTGTAGCCTGTTTCAATCGCATTTGCATCGGTTTCGCCTTGGATTGCGCCAGTTTTACCTTCTCCACCCGTTGTTAATACAAATACTTTACTCCCACGAGATACAGTTTTCTCCGATGCAATATTGACCCAAATCGCATCGCCTGCACCAATGTGCATCACATCGACTAATTCGCCTTCAGACCATTCATCTCGAATGCGACTTGATAACACTACGCCAGCCAATACATCTTTTTTAGCGGATAACGCTTTTACGCCACCGGCGGCATTTAAGGCAACAAATGTTCCTGCTTTTAATGTGCTACCGGAAACCATTTCGGCACTTGTTTTTGCACTGGCAATGTTGCCTTTACCTAATTCACCTGCACGCGCAGGCGCTTGTTCATAAGCGTAACTCATTTAGTCACTCTCCTTAACTGTTGTAAGTTTTATTAAAGTCGATAGACGGCGCAGCTTTATTCGGCGCAGCATCGCCAAGTAAAATACTACCGAGCGATTTACGTTCATCGGCTAATTTAGCCACAACTGCTTTTGCGGTTTGGTATGCCCCCGAAATTTCCTCATCGGATAATTTGGCTGCTTCATCTTTTGTAAAAATCCCCTGTGCCACGACCGCACTTTCTTGGATTTCACGCACAGTAGCGTTATCCGCAAAATTGACTTCTTTAAATGCGGTTTTAGCATCAGCTAATACAGCGGCTTGTTTTGCTTCTGCATCACGTTTTTCTTGTGCCTCTTTTAGCTGTTGAATTTCTTCATCTTTAGCTTTAAGGCGTTTTTCAAGTTCTTCTTTTTCCACATCATCATCCTTTTTGTTTTCAGGTTTAGATTGTTTTTCCTTTGGCTCAGTTTGGTTACCAGTTTTTGGCTCTTTGCCTTCTTCGCCACTAGGCTTTTCTTCGTCCTCAATTTGTTTTTTCTGTTCATCCGACAACTTAATGCCAAACGCACCTAAAAACGCATCAAGAATTTTTGCGGTTTTCCCCATAATGGTTTTATCCTCATCGGCAAGTTTTACACTCCCACCGCAGCGACCCTTTGCCACAATCGCTACGTGGTTGCCGATCATCGGCGACATCTCAAAATCTGCATCTTGTACAGTGGATGGCTTAATATCGCAGTCATAACCACAAGATAATTGCTCAATACCATTCTCCTGCACGGCCTTAATCGCAGATTCATCATAAATCCAAGCCTCAGCCGTGAGTTCATCACCCACTCGCTTAACATTGCGCACGACCCCGACAGAGAGCTGCTTCCAGTTTTTCGCATTTACCCCATCTTTAGGGTGCCCGACAGTTAATGTGGCATTTTCAAAACTCTTAATCGTTTCATCGCTAAACAAAGATTTCTCGGTGCGCGCGACCTTTTTAATGCCGTCTTCTTTTAAGCCCAGCTCTGTGGCGAGGTAATCAAATACCCCAACTTTTGAAATGGTTGCAGGCACAATTAAAAAACCATCTTTAGTGATGGTTCTTTGTGTGGCTGCTTGAGTGGTTTTATCTGTAAATTTCATTTATTTACTCCAATAAAAAACCCGACCATTTCTGATCGGGTTGTTTGAATAGCTGAATTTAATTTAGAGCCATCATTTGATGGTAAGCGTTACGCTTGCTTTCTCGCAAGGATTGTATTTCTGACTTCGTCAGGTGTCTTACGTGAATTAATGATGAATCTTGCTTCCCATTCTGTAAGCCGCGAGAAGTCGTAGCCAAATTCTTTTTTCCACCAACTTTCAAGTTCGCCATATTTACTCCGTAATTCTGCTAATGTGTCTTTAGATAGCCTTAATTGTACAGAATATTGTTTGCCGGTTAAAGCATAAGATGCAATAACTTTTCCTTTATTCTCTTCAATATAGCCTTTTAGACTAGCTAATGTACCACCTTGTGTTTGTGTGTCATCTAAAATAATAGCATATTTATCTTTTGGAACCATACCATCAAAAGCTGGAGAATAAACCAATCGATGCCATCCATCTCCCCCAGTTCTAGATACTTTTGTTGCTTGAACAATTGATAAATCAACAGGGATATGGAGCTTTTTAGATAATACAGTAGCAATAGCTACAGGAATCATATTTCGACCAACGGCTTCTTCTGCATGAACAGGGATTAAAATTGCATTTTTATTGCCAACCAATTGTTTCAACTTATTTACCGCATCATCTGTAACTAAATCTTTAGCAAGTTGATAAGCATCTTCAATACTACCCTTTTTAGCATTTTCATATAGCGGATGTGATGTTGCATCTCCTAATTTCCTATCAATGATAGTATCAGGGAAATCATCAGACCATTCTGAGCGCATTTGTTGTTTTTCCTGTTGGCTAACTATTAGGCTATTTTTCACTATCTGCTCGTTATTATCAAGCACCGGAATCTGAACACACCGACAATTAACATCATGACCAGGGTGACCAGTATCGGCAGGAGGATTGGTATATTCGAATATCAGCCCATCCTTTTCAGCATGGCTTGCACGCACCCGCTCATCACCAGATGTTGACCACATATATTTTTTTATGCCCACTTCCTCATGGCGTGCTCGAGTTAATGCTGCATTTAATTTTGAGGACTGGTCTCGAGCAATAAGCATTGCACGACTTTCTACATCTTTCCCTAGTTTTTTGAGTTGTTCGGCTAAGTCTTTATTCAATGTCCCCTGAACCATCGCTTGCGTGACGGCATTTTGCACTTTATCAAGATATTGAGTGCGAATGGATTTGATTAATTGGATGTTACTTACCGTTAATTCATTTACCCTTTCCACAACATTAGGACTATTGCGTAAATAGGCGGATAAATCGATGCCAGTTTGATTTTTTAGGTTGGTTGATATTTCGGCATGGTTTTGTGCATCACCACGGCTAACAAAGCCATTGGCGATATTTTCAGCTTGCGAAGTGCGGTCTGATTTTTCGTACTTCTCTAATACTTTCATTAGCGCTTTCGCACTAATCGCCTGGAACCCTTTCGCATCATCCATAAAAAAAGAGCCTTGCGGTTGTTGCATGGCTCTTTCTACATCATCAGTCATCGTTTTGACGAACTGCTTAAGCTGTTGTCTATACCAAAGCTCCGTTCTCTTGCTCATCTTCACTGGCTTGAACTTGCGTGTTTTCGCCTTCTGGTTCTTCAAAATTTCTGGCAAGTTCATCAGCATTTTTCATTTCCTCAATGTCATCAGCAGAGATATTGGCAAATAAACCACTTTCTCGGAGTTCGTTTGCCACTTGATATTCATTCACTACACCATTTTGAATTAACGTATTTGCCGCTGTAGCAAAGGTATTAAGCATATTGACTTGTTGTTCTTGTTTAACCACCGTCAATGGTAAAAACTCAAACCACCAATCTTCAGGTTGTCTACCAAATAATTCATTGCATAGCAATGTATCAAGTACCTCAAGCACAGGGCGCAATCTTGTTTCTTGCAATCGATGAATAGATTCATGATAGTTTTGAATATCCTCATCGCCGCTTGCCAATCCCGAAACAGATTGCCCAAACAAAATGGTGACTGGCATATCTGCCGCACCTGCCACCGCATTGCGAAACTCTGTCAGTAAATCTTTTAACCCACCAAAAGATAATTCTTTTCTGTCGTACTCATTTTCCGCATCAAGCAACAAGCTATTCGTTGCCGATTTAATCGACTGCACCGCTGAAATGACATGAGCCACATCATTTTCTAACCCAGCTGAAATCTTGTCAGATAACCCTGCGATTTTGAAAATATCAATTTTACTTTCAAAAATAAGGTCACCCACATTCGCAGAGGCGCTATCAAAGCGTTTAAGTACATCAATAATCTTTTCAAGGTCTGACACACCCCAAATATCATTGTCAGATAAAGGTGCATCATTGGCATTGATAATTAATAAGCGTGAATGATGCACTGAAACAGATTGTGTACCGCCAATAATGGTATATTCACTATATCGACCAAAATTTGCGGAAAACACATCATCATCTCGTTGCCCTGTGGGAGAAATCTTCCATTTAGGTAAGATAATCAACCGTTTTAAGCGTTCGGTAGGTTGCAATGGTGATGTAACATTAATGGTATCGGTTACCACCAATAAACCCACTGAACCATATAGACTAGACCACTGCAATGCTTTAGTTAATGTCTCACGCAGTTTTAATCTACGCTCAAGTTTAGTGAACTCGTCTAGCTGTTCAGATTTTAAGTCATTGGAAAAAATATCTCGCCAGTTACGCACCATATCTTCCGAGCGTTTAATACAGACCTTGTTTGCAATCCAGTTATCACGCCATAATGCTTCAATCTGCATTAAGTCATCCGTTAAACTCAGCCCACGAGCATAATATGTCTGGTCTTGTTTGCTACCTAACTTTAGCGCAAGTGATTTGATGCCATCTAAAATATTCATCTTATAAATCCAGTAGTGATTTAGGTTTCCCTAAAATATCCGTTATTGCCATTACCAATGCATCGACTTGGTCATCGTGTGCGTGGCTATCTGTTGCGGTAAATGCCTCACATTCACTAATAAAATCTGCTACCCAAGGCGCATTCTCAGGTATCATCACATAACCGCTTTCAATATATCCTTGAATACCTAAAACACGAGTGTACTTATCTGCATCAACTTGAATTGGTGAGATTGGAATTTGATTATTTCTGCGGATAGCTTGAATTAATCCCGTGCCACTGGCTTTATCTTCTACATTTGCTCGAGTTAATATTCCAGTGTCCTTTCTCGCTTTATGTTTAGCCCAAACATCTTTTAATGTCTGCTCAAGTTCTGGTGCCTCCCATTTACCTCTCACAAGGTCAAGGATATAAACCTTTCCATCACTCCCTCTGCCAGCGACAATAAAGACTGAATAGTCATTGTGCTGTTTAATTTTTTGTGCCGTATCAGCGTAGATTGCTTTGACTTTAATTAGCGGAGGAATTTTATATCGACCAAACCAAGCGCCTTTAATAATGCCACCACCTTTATTAGATGGTCTTTGTTGATATAAAGCATTCCACGCTTGAGAGCCAACGGCCTTTCTAATCTTGCTTAATCGCTCTAAATCAAAGCGTTCTGGGTGTAATGGCTCGCCCTCTTTGCGGAACTCCTCATCCTCTTCTGCAATCGCAGGAAATTTCACTATGCGCCATTGGTCGCCACCATTCTTCATCTCTTCAATTAATCGACCAGCTAAATCATCCTCATGCCATCTTGTCATGCCTAATAGCACGCCAGATTTTGGTGATAAACGCGTATAAAGCGTGGTTGTGTACCAATCCCAAACGCCATCTCTAACTGTTTGAGAGTTAGCCTCTTTAGCATCTTTTACAGGGTCGTCAATAATGGCTATATCCGCCCCCATCCCTGTAATACCGCCACCAACACCAGCGGAGCGATAAGCGCCTTTGTGACCCGCAATTTCAAAAATCTCACTATTACGCAAAGGCTGCCCAGAGACAGTCGCAATGCGTTTATCATTTAAGGATGATTCGGGGAATATATCGTGGTAGCTCTCATCATCCATTATTCGCTGAACGTCTCTATTCATTCGGCTAGCTAAATCAGCAGAATAAGAACAGGCAATCATCTGCAAATCTGGATTTTTACCAAAAGCCCAAGCAGGAAAACGACGACTAAATAATTCACTTTTACCACTACGAGGCGGAGCAAATATCATTAATCGAGGTTGCTTGCCATCTATTACATCTTGATAAAATTGCTGCAGCTCTTTTGCAATGAGAATATTGAACCATCCTGTTACGAAGTCAGGTTTGGTTTGCAAGGTAAAATCAATCAAGCTCTTTTGAGCTATCATCACATCCAGTTGCTTTAGATTTAAGCTCTCTAAGAAGTTTGAGTTCATCGACACTTAACCTTGATAAATCCATAGATATTTTTTGCTCAATCGGTGCCCCATTAACACCAGTGATTTCTTGCGTTACTTTATCACCATATTTTTTAGGGGCGACTTTGGTGATATACCATTTGCGAGCATCAACTCTCAACTTAGCTACGCTAACATTTTCGGGAGTAGCAAGATCTGAAATCTCCAACATCTCCTCAAGCAAAAAATCGGCTTGGTTCTCGCGCGCACGCGCGTACTGCTGACAAAACTCATCGTTTTCATTTAACCAACGAAAGATAGTTCGTTGATTTGGCATTCCAGGACGCTCACAAATCTTACGCAAACTTTCACCTTGAGCGATAAGCTGACAAATATCATCAGCCACTTCCTTTACATAAGATGATGGGCGACCAGTTTTTTTCTTCCCCACGCCATCAGACGTGGATTTTCCTTTCACGTCTGACATAGAAAATCCTTAAAACAACTTGAATAAAACTTATAAAACCTATAAAATACTTATTAATTAAATGTAATACTTTAGCTATGAAAGAAATCATCTATCAGCCAAAAGCATTAAAACAATTGAGAAAGATTCCAACAAAAGCACATATAATTGAAAAATGTGAGTCGCTTAAAACCTTTCCCGATTGTTCTAATATCAAAGCACTAACCAATCACACTTACGAATATCGTTACCGTGTTGGTGATTATCGTGTTTTCTTTAATATCGTTGGCAATACGATGAATATCGTATCTATTGAAGAGGTTAAAAAAAGAGATGAACGCACTTACTAATATTCAATACATTAATAATGAGCAAGGCGTACCTGCTTTTGCTGTTATGCCAATTGCCACGCTTAACTGGCTAAAACAAAAAGCGAATTTTTCAGATCCTATTGAAACAGGTATCCCTGAATCTGTCGCCAAACTAGCGTTATTAAACGATTATTCTGCATTGCGTGCTTGGCGTGAACACTTAGGTTTAACCCAAGCTGAAGTTGCAAGCCGCCTAGGCATCTCTCAATCAGCTTATTCGCAACATGAAAATTCACAAACATTGCGTAAAAGCACTCGTATTAAAATAGCGACAGCACTTGGCATTAATCCCGCTCAATTAGATTTTTAATCTATTTACTGCCTTTTGCTTGATTAATCCACTTATTGAGATGATCTACTTGGCTTGCACACTTATCTCGCTCTGCGGTTACCTTAACTAACTGTATGACTACATCGCCGTATGTTTCCCCAGTAAATGCTGTTCTTACACAAGGTGCGGTATAGGCTTGAGGCGGATAAATATATTCTGCTTTAGTCGTGATTTTATTTGTACAAGCGGTCAAGAACAGACTGAGGCAAACGAGTGTTGGCACAAGGTTGAGTCTTAATGATTGTTTTAACTGATTCAACATTTTCTGTTGCTACCCTTTCTATTTCATCATTACGCTCTTGTTGCTTAATAACGGCATCACGCTCTTGTTGTAACGCAAGGCTCAATGATTTATTAGCATTTTCTTGTTGCTGAATAGTTTGGGCTTGAGCTTGGTTCTCGGCTTTTAAACTACTTATCTTCTGAGATTGAAACCAAGTCCAACCACACAAGCCCAAAATCAAACAAAGTGCGGTCAATTTTATGGCAGTTTCAAATCGGCTAAACATAATGCTTTCTCTTTTTCTCGGCGAACCACCAAACCTGCTAATTTTTTACCACTGGCATACACCCATCTAGGAAATTCGCCACAAGCCTTTTCATATTGTTTTGCTCGAAGATATTTAAACATCGTAGATTTGCTTACTGCCCCACAACCCACATTAAAAGTGATTGACACCGCAGAATCAAATACCGATTGCGGTAACATCTCGCCATTACCATATTTGTTCACACATCGTTCAGCAATCACAATATCATTCTTCCAACGTTCGGCAATTTCCAAATCTGTGTAACGATGTTTTGGATTGATTTTCTTACCACCATATTCAGTTGAACCAATTCCAACGGTCAAAACATCCGCAGGGCATTGATACGGATCACGTCTGCAACCCTCGGCATTCCCAATAATTTCAGCACCTACAGGACTTAATCTTAGCTCGCTACCGAACTGAGCATACATTAATCCCATTACCGTAATCACAGAGCAAACACCAAGAGCTTTCCTAGTTTTTGTCAAAATCATCATCAAATCCTAAAGACAATCGTTTCATTTTCACACGGTGTATTTCTTCTGCACGCCGTTCTTCATTTTTTCTAACTTTCCCTTCTTGGCATTTAGCATACATATTCACGAGACCACTTATTAAACCTATAACAAGCCCCATAATAGCCAGCCATTCTTGAAATGAATACATTGCCCAGAACGCACCAAAGCCAGACCAAAAAATACTTTGGCTTCCTGCATCTTTTAACATTTTTACACTCCACCCATTTACAGGGCAATAAAAAGCCCACGCATTAACGTGAGCTTGTGATATGGCAAAGGCGTAAGGAATCGAACCTCAATTAGCGGTTTTGGAGACCGCTGTCTTACCATTAGACTACGCCCTTATAGTTTGATAACAAAAAGCCCCGACCGTTTCCGATCAGGGCTGTAAAATTTATTCGGTGAACATCACTTATACAACGACCACCTTACATCTAAATGATAGGACAAGATGACAAGGTTTGTCAATAAGTAATTTTGATATTTCTTGCATTTTGTCGTCCAGTTCGCAGAATAACAAACCCAGTTACAAGAAGTTCGTGAATTATTGCCTTCGCTAATTTTAGCTCTTTTTCAACATTCCGTATCATCGTTTTAAGGCTTGGAATGCGAATATCTGGCTTGCCTGCACACGGCTGCATTTTTATCTCTCCGCAGTTTTCACGGAGTTTAACCGCTATATGATTAATAGTGCTTTTATTAACATAATAGGAAAATACGATATAGTGTAAAGTGCGGTCGTTTTTAAGGAAAAATCTCTCAATAACTTCGCTAATCATCATTCCTGTTGAGTCATCGCAAATTGGTTCATTTGGCTCTGCAGGAATGACTGATTGCATTAGTTTTGCAATAATATTTAATTGCGGTTTATCAAGCCTACCGCTGCGCACCCAAGCACCCCATTGATACATATAACGGTCAACAAATTCTTCTTGTTCAATCGTTAGTTCTGATAATTCGCTAAATTTACGCATTTATTCCTCTAGCTCTTTAATTTTTGTCTTGTAATACTTAATAATCGCCTTGCAATCTTCAATGGTGTATTTTTTCGGTTCGTGGTCTTGCCGTTCTAACCAAGCTACCTTATCCGCACCGATTTTATTGACGAGATTTATTCGATATTCGATGATGTTTCCGCTCTTATGGTCATTACAGGGGGCGCATTGCTTATGTACATTGAGCTCACAAAATCTTAATTCAGGGCACGCCCCAACGCTCCGATAATGTCCAGCATGGTATTGCCCTTGATGATGCCGACCGCAACTGATACAAGGCTGGTCTTTATCTCGTAAACGGATAAATTTATTAAAGACCGATTGAGCCTCTTTTAACCATTCTGAGCGACTTTTTAATTTATCCTTACGTTCCCTTTGTTTTTTCTTTTCCGCTCGTTCTTGCGCTTTTTGTGCATTATCTCGGGCTAATTTAATCGCACATTCAGGTGAGCAAACTTTTTGAGTTGAGCTAAAGGTTTTTACAAACGGTTGGGCACAAACTTTGCATTTATACTCTTTAGCCATTAGCCAAACACCATATTAAAAATTACCCAAACTGCCACAATCCAAAGCACGATTTTTAACTCTAGAATCTCGTCATCATTTAATTTCATTTTCATCCTTTACTTGTGTGTATGTTTGTGTATAATTTATCGTGATTAAGACGACAAGGAGGAAGCATGCGATCCAGCGACTTAATCAAGGAACTTAAAAGTGCAGGTTGTACTTTTGTCAGGCACGGTAAAGGCGATCATCAAATCTGGCAATCGCCCATCACAGGGAAGACGTTCCCCGTACCGCATCCAAAACAACACGTACCCATCGGCACATTAAGATCCATCAAAAAATCGGCAGGGCTTCTATAGCTCTGCCGAGCTAACCCACAAGGAGCGACTATGTTATTCACTATCGGCATTGAAACCCCAACAAACGAAAATGAAGCCTACGGCATTACGGTGCCAGCATTATTTACTGAAGAATATTCCTGCTTTAGTGCCGCTGATACCCTTGAGGAAATCCCAACGCAGGTGACTGATGCCATTCATTCCATCTTAGAAATGATGTTTGAAGACGGAATAGACATCAACGAACTTCAAGATAAAGGCTATCGTCACTACCAAACGCAAGAAGATTTCAACTATTGCGATACTTGGTTGTTGCTTGATGTAGATATTTCCGCATATCAAGGCAAACGCCACCGTATTAATATCAGCTTGCCTGAATACCTTATCAAACGTATTGATAGCCGTGTTGCAAGCAATCCAATCTACAAAGACCGCAGCCACTTTTTAGCGATTGCCTCACAAAAAGAGCTACGGCAATAATTACCCAAAAAACGCATACAACTGATTTAACGTATTTTCATCGGTTGTATCGTTAAAAATATGCTTGATTGCTGCACTAATTAACGCTTTGTAACAGCTTTCAAACTCTGCTTGCTCCATATTCCCATAACTCAAGGATTGCGCCTCAATCCGCAAATCCCCTTTAATGTTGTATGTAGATTCGTAAAATCCCGCCAATACCGTTAGATGTTTACGAAAGGTGTCAAATTGCTTGCGCTCATCAAAGTGTTCCCATTCTGTTTTATCTGCAGCCCAATGGTTAAAACAGAATTTAAAAAAGGCGAACACCTTACGATGGAAAGCGGGATTGCGTGTACGGATGATTTCAATTTCATACTGCTCGCCATTTTTTAATGATTTCAATTCTTCTGATTCCAGTTCATCAAGTGGCGCAAGCACACCGCCTTGTAACTTAATCATCTGAATTTTTAACCGACCTTCAGTTCGTTTCCCGTGTGCTTTTTTAATATCATCAACACTACAAGCCATTAACCTATTTCTCCATGCGGATATACCCACCAACCTTTTTAATAAAATCAAGGCTAATTGAACGTGTGACAAAGTCTTCCATTGTTGGATCAAATACTACGACCATTTGCCCTTTGCTATTCCCCTTGATTTCTTTTCCTGTTACAGGGTTGATAAATGCAATTCGACCACCTGTAATATCAATCACTTCATTTGCCACGCCTTGAATATGGTTTTGATACCATTGAGTAGATTTATCATTGTTGAGTAACATCACGACCAAATAACCGGCATCACATAATTCTTTTGTGCGTTGTAGATATGGTGTAACGTTGGAATAAGGTGGATTCACATAGATTCTTAACGGAGCCGAACAACGTTCTGCGACTTCATCCAACAATACATCTAACATTTGCTCAATCGGCATTAGAAAGTCATCTGCGATTGATTGATGCTCATCATTATCTGAGTTAGGCTCGCCGATATATCGCCATGTCAAGGCGTTGTTGGCTGTAGCGCAACCATCAAGATCGAACCAGCCGAAACGTTGAGATAGCCATTCAAATACATAGCACGGTGTTTGCCATGTATCTTTATCAAATTGTTGTTCTGTCATTGCAATGCTCTCTTCCCTTTCATCATTGCCATCAAGCTATCGCGTGCCTTATCAGCCTTCGCTTTATCGTAAAAACTTGGCTTTTCAGGAATCATTTTCGGAACATCCTCAAAAGGAGTATTCGACCGCACTTTTTCCGCCGCTTCTGTGAGTAATTTCGGAATAGTTTTCAACGTGTCCTCTTCCGATTTTTTATTGCACTTTTCGTACAGATTTTTAAGCAACCAAAATTCCACTTTTGAACGATATTGAAATTCATCCCGATTAAATCTGGCATAACCTAAGAAAGTTTTATAACGTTGGTATAATTCCGCTTCGTTCGGTAAGCCCAATACGTGGTAGTCCAGAACTTTGCATGCTTGAATAAATTCGCCTACACTTGGCAAATACCCATTTGGCTTAGCACGCATTTCCGCCATACCTCGTTTAACTTGTGTTATTTTTGTAATTCCATTTTCAGCAAAGCCTAAAATCCACTGGCGTTTTACTACCTGCAATCGCTCTGGAGTGAGGTTGAGCAACTGAGGGCAACTAGCGCAAAGTTGGTCGAACAACGTATCAATAAATTTCTCCGCTTGTGGTGATACACCTTGGTGCAATGATTGATTAGTTAATTGGTTCACAGTACATTCTCCCAGTCTTCAGGACGATTCCACGGCAACGCATTTTTTTCTTCAAAACTCATTTTTTGCGCTTGGGATGTTCGCAGCTTCTCATCACGCCAATCCCACGATGCGTTAAATCCCTGCCAGTTGCGTTCGATGCAAATCTCCACCGCTTCACAAATCGAAATCCCCGCCTTGTCCGCTTGTTTTTGCAGACGGTTGAGTTGCGTTTGGTTAATTACGCCCTTTTTGGCTTTGCGGTGTGCGATAAAATCTTTCGCCAGTTGTCCGGTAATACCGAACTGCTCAAGCAAAATTTCGGATTCGCTTTTTTGCGTAGTTTTTTTAGGTTCATTGACTGGTTCTAAAGAGTGACTGGTTCTGGGTGAAATATTTTCACTACCCCCTAGTGCAAAATTTTCACTACCTAGTGAAATATTTTCACCACCCAGTGCAAAATTTTCACTACCTTGTTCAAGGTGTAAAAAGTATAAATTTGAGATGGAACCATCTTTATTTTTACGTTCTTTTTTGCTTACTAATCCCATTTTGATTAAATATTCAATGTGATTGATTGCACTACGTCGGGTCATCTCGCATTTATCGGCAATGTATTGATAACTTGGGAAACAAATTCCATCATCATTGGCATTATCAGCCAGTTTTAAAAGCACAAGTTTTCTAGCAGGATTGCCAACCTTACAATTCATTGCTTGAACCATTAATCGCATACTCATAGCATCAACTCCGAAGCATAACGTGACGCAATAAATTCAATGCCTTTGCTTGTTACGCGTGTCTGTGTGTAATTGTGACCGTGTTCAGCGGTACCTGTTTTAACCGTAAAAAGATCTTTCGTGTGTGCCGATTGATAAGGCAAAAGCACGCCAGATTGACGATACAAATATTTATCTTCCACCAAGCGATTAACCAATGCACGCTCAGGCATTTTTAAAATCTTCGCCGTCTCACGAAATGATTTACTCGTCCCTACTTCCACATAGTGATCAACAAAAGCGACTTTAGGTGCATTACGCTCTTTTTCTGCTTGTAACTGAGCGGCTAACATCAACGCCTCAGAAAAAGATTGCGGAATAAGTGCGGTTGGTTTTTGTTGATTTTCCAACGCTTGCCAGCGATCGACCACAGCGGCGGTAAATTCGGGCGATAAGCGAGCGACAATTACAAGGGTGTCTCGCTTATCTGAAAAAAATTCAAAATAACGTTGATTATTCTGCGGATGAATGTAGGAATGGGGTATCGTATTTTTTAGGAGACCCCTTTCAATCAATTCACGCACTAATTTCAATACGTTATCGTGACGCTTCTCGCACAACTCCGCAATTTCTCGACTACTCATCGTCAAAGTACTTGCGTTTTCTTTCGTAATCGTTAATAATTGATTCATCTGTATATTCCTTAGTGAATTAGCCACGAAATTTCCTCGTGGCTTTTTTTATTTCTTGTGTAACACAATCGCACATTCAATCGAATGTTGCGTCGCTGCCAAATGTTTACTCAATGCTTGACGGATTTTGTCTTCTTCTTGCGAAGTGATTTCGCCGTCTTCTAACGCCGTTTCTAATGCAGCAAATAACAAGCCTCGTGCGGAAAGCTCGTGCAGTTGTAAATTAGCAAGCTCAACCTTGTCTAATTCATTCTCTGCTACATCAGGTACAAAACGCCCACCAGCCAAACGGCATAGTTCATCAATAAATTGCGTGCAGCCATATTCTTGCTGAATCGCAATTAATTCTTCATTTTTGAATCGCTGACCCTTTGTTTGATAAAGACGATTGTTCAATTCGCTTTCAGTAAAACCTAAAAATCCTGCAACCGCACTTTTGCCGCCAGGTATCTTCTCAATCATTTCCATAATGACTTTCTTCATTGCCATAATTTTTGCCTTGTTTTTATGGTTTTCTTTTCTGTTGGTGTTGGTAAATTACAGTCATGCGATAATCGCAGAGCCTGACTTAATAGGTTTGCTAAAGTGTCGAATTTCTTCCGCAGAGACAGAACCGCCCAAGGCTTGAGATAGAATCTCGGAATATCTGGTTTCACCTGTATATTCAGTTCTTGGTAGAGAATTTGATGTGCGCCATTTGTAAACAGCTCGAACAGAAAGCCCACATAAATCTGCCACTTTAGCTGCACCCAAAGAGTCAATAATATGTTTTAAATTTCCCATATATAATCTCTTTAAATGAACTTTAAGTACATCTTAAAACAGAACTGAAAGTACTTCAAGTTTTATTTATAATTGAACTATTGGTTCAAAGGTGAAAAAAATGATTACTGAAGAAAAAATTAAACAGGACTTTGCCGCACGGCTGGACATTGCGTGCAAAAGAAAGAACTTGCCAGAAAAAGGCAGAGGAAAAGTTATTGCAGATATACTGAAAATTACGCCAAAAGCCGTGAGTAAATGGTTCAATGCGGAGACATTGCCAACTCAAGCAAATATTTATGTATTAGCTGATTTTTTGGGTGTAACAAAAGAATGGCTAACTTATGGCGATAAGAATGCCTCTATTGAGAAAATCGAAAAGCAAATATCCTACCCTTTGCTAAGTCCAATCCAAGCAGGGCTATGGACAGACATTAGATCGCTTGAGGGGTTTGACGGTTACGAGATGATCCCAAGCACAGTCATAGCCTCTGAAAATTCCTTTTATTTACGAATTGAAGGGAAATCTATGCTCCCCCGATTCAACGAGGGCGATCTGGTTTTAATCGATCCTGATATTGTGCCAACGCCAGGAAAATTTGTGGCGGCAATCAATGGAGACAACGAGGCGACATTTAAACAATACAAAGAGCTTGGTACAAGAACACCTGAAGGCATACCGCACTTTGAGCTTGTTCCACTTAATCCAATGTTTCCAACATTAAGCTCACTCAACCAAGAAATTCGCATTATTGGTGTGGCAAGGGAACGTGTAGAAACGTTATAACACAGAGCTGCAAGATAGGTTTGGATTGTGAAGGCAGAGGAAGTGTTATTGGATAAGAGAATGGATAAAATCATAGTTATTAGAGAAAGAATGGAAATGGGGGTAACCCGACCCTTTATCTGTCAAACAGATAAAGGGAATTGGTTTATCGTAAAAACATTGTCTATGATGCCAATCGGTCAGTTATTAGCGGAAGTCATAGGCTCAAAACTGGCTCATGAAATAGGGCTCCCCTGTCCAAGTATTGATTTTGTTGAAGTAAGTCACGAATCAACCCAATACGTTTCCTCAGAGTGGCGGCAAGACTTGCCTAACGGAATAGCGTTCGCATCATCATTTGTGGTAAATGCCAAAATTGCCAAAACCGTTCAAGTCAAAAATCCTGCATTTTTATCGGAGCCGGAACAAAAATTGCTCTACATGTTTGATCGTTGGATTTTAAATTCAGACAGAACCTCATCACAAGTCGGCACAGGAAATATTAATCTGCTGTTTGACGAACAACAGCAAAAAATTTTAGTGATAGATCATAATCTTGCCTTTGACGAAAGAGCTGATTTTTCTGAACATATCTTTTCACAAAAGAACAGAGAGTGGCGACTTGACTGGGTAGATAAACAAACTTTTATGGACAAAGCCGTTGACATACTCAAAAATTTTGACGATATTTATCAATCCATTCCTGATGATTGGTTTGTGGAAGATGAGGTATTTCATAAAATTGATCAACAAATTAACCGAATAAAAGCACTTTTAAACCGAATAACACAAGAAAATTACTGGGACAACATAGAATGAAACAACCTATTTTATACAGCTTCGTGCGGTATCGTCCGTATTTTGAAACAGGCGAATTCGTCAATGTTGGCTTATTGATGTGCGAGCCTGAAAAGAAAAAACTCACTTATCAACTTGTACCTAAAAATAACAAGCGTGTGAATGATTTTTTCTATAAAAGCAAAATGTTTGAAACTGTCCGCGAGACTATTAATGATGAATTACAATATATCGTTAGTCAGCCATTTAACGGAAGTGCGCAGGATATGGCAACCTTCTTTCACCATTACATTGATGTGAAAGAAGGTATTGTTCAATATAGCAATGCAGCGGTAGGAATGGTGGATGATCCGCAAGGTTATTTTAACAAGCTATATACGCAATTCATCCAAAATGCTGGAGTAAAACCAGAAAACCAAGAACAAGCGATTTTGAAACATTACAAAACCTTGTTTAGACAAGAAAACGACAGTGTTCTTGCACAATACAAACAATATATGGTGAATGGTGATTTTGCTAAATTTGCCCTTCCTTTGGCATTGAAAAACCAACAAGATAAACATATTTTAAAAGCGGTAAAACCTCTTGCATTCGATCAGGTTGAAAGCCCGAGCATGATTGAACATTGTGACAGCTGGGTAGCGAAAATTAATCGCGCAGAGCAAGAAGGATTTATTAAAAGAGAGAATATTTTATTTGCTCTTGATACACCAAACACAGCGCATAAAGCTAATATTCTCGACACAATTAAGCGAACATTTGATCACTTCAAATTACAACACATTAGCTGGGATGAAGATAAACAAATTATTAATTTCGCTAAAGCCATTTAACCGTTAAACCACGCACTGACGCTACTTGATTCGATGTTACCGACATCAATGTCGGAGACATATCAATCACAATAAACCGCCTAACTGGCGGTTTATTTATTACTTATTAAACGCTGCAATCAACTCCTCCAGCACAATCCTCTCCTGCTCATTAGCGCGCACAATCCTCAACTCTTCATCTACGCGCGACACTATCTCATTAATCCCTAAGCTATTAATCCCTTCGCAATTCAGAGAGATTAGCCATTTTTTAAACTCTTTTTTCATAATTGCCCTCCTTATCGGCAGTGGCATAATAAACCAACCTCAATTTAAACCAACTATCGCTACCAAAATTTGCGATCAGCATCGCAAAAATCTTAAAAACACACCACAAAACACAAACTTTGCTTTTCAATCGATTAAAAAATAAGCAATCAAACACTATTTCAAAAAATTTATTTCTTTAGAAATCAACCTAATATAAACAAAAAGTACATTTTATTAAAAACATGTACTTTTTGTTCTTGACTATAATGAACCATAAGTACATAATAACCACATCAAAACGAGATACACAATCTCGATGCTCTTTAAAAACTTGGTCTCGTGCGGGATATAAATTATCGGCTAATTTAAGTCGAGTAACCCCAGAGCAGAAAACTGTACTGCGTGTTTAACCGAAGAGATGTGGTTGGCAGGTCAATGGCAGCGCTGTTTATATCTTTAAGCAATCCCTTAGAGGATACGAGTTCAGTCGGGGAAATGGCGAACAAGCCCACGGACTGGTTAATTTAGCAAACGCAGCTATAAGCGTGACATATCGGAGAGACGGTACATTAAAAACCGCATTCAAGAGTGCTGTTTTTAATGGAAAAGAAAGGAGAAAACAAATGACAAACAAAAAATACTCACTACAAGGTAGTGCAGAAAGTAAAACTGTAACAGTCCTCCAAAAAGAGCAAGTTTTCCAAGCTGTTTTAATAGCGGCTGAAAATGGTCATTACTATGACGGACTGGAAGAAAAACTCTGTCAGGCGATTAGCAATATCAACCGCTTTAGTGATTCTAAATCAATAACGGAAATGGTAGATAGCGAAACGGGTGAGATTTTTCGCAAAATAGACTAATTTTGCCATAACCGTTTCATTTCTTCATGATTGCATCGCCATGTGGCCCAAGTGTTATTAGAGCAATCAAATACAGCGACGCCATCATCAGAATCAATGTTTTTCTGTAAGAAATCTCGACATTGAATTGCGGAAAATGGTGTTTGTACATACCAAACAGACTCAAGTACCTTACTAGCAGTACCTAGTTTAGCAATTGCTTGTTGAATCTTGGTATAGTCTCGATGGTTTCTTAAGTCATAAGAAATAATCATATTTGACATGGCTTTATCCTTAGTTTGTGTTGTGAGAGATTAAATTATATTCCTTAGTGTTGTGAGAGACAATAAGGACTTGAAGCCTTACAAGTATAAAGAAAGGCACCCTATTCTAGACAAAATCAGCATAGACTGATTGCACTACTCCACTGACCGCTCGAAAGGGCGGTTTTTTTTATCTAACTTTCTTCCTTTGGAATCATAGCAGGAAGCGTGAAAGCATAAATGAGGAATAATCGAGTAAATAACCGAATATCCTCTAAATCTTGAGGAGAAAATTCAAGTAACGCATGCGAAGCACCATTCCCTAACGTACGGATACGATGTGCAAAATCTTTCATACTTGGCGATAATTTCCCCTGATCTGCAAGTTGATTAATTCGCTGATTAAGGTTTTTATCTTGTGGGTTATTGTCCAATTTTGATAAAGCAAGTTCAATAATCGCACGGTATGAACTGCCAGCTTGTTTGATAAACTTGTTTTCTTCAACCAAGCCATACAAATCTTCCGCTTCCACAAAGGCATGTTCTAAATCACGCGGTAAATATTCTGGAATTTCAGGTTTTGCTGGCTGCGGATAAAAAACAAATTCACGACGCGGCAAAATTTCCTCAAGTGAATATTTTTCACCATGATGTTTTTCTAAGATGTGCTGAATGCGCTCAGATTCTGACTGCCCATATCCTAGATCGCCCCTAAATCGGGAGGTTTTAACATTGGTAACAATTCCGCCACCACAATTATTACAGGTGCCAAGAATGGCGATAACATCATAGCCAGCATGACGTTGTTCACGTTTTCCAAAATCGCCTACTTCAAAGGCTACATTCTTTTTCTTACAGTATGGACAATCATGACTAAAGGTAATCATATGAACCTCAATAAATATATTTTAAAAATAGATCAGGATTTGAATTCGCCTGATGCATTATTACTTCTCAATACCCATTATAAACAGCTGAACGCACAAGAAAAAGAATTGTTTATTCTCGCATTAATGGGAAAAGTGATTGAATTGAAAACAATGATAGAGGCAGATAAATACCGTTAAACATTTGACACCGCCCCCACTTCGGATTATCATACCCCCACTTTCAACAGAAAGTCGGTAGCCACAATTAAGTGGCTTTTTTTGTATCTGAAACAGGGCAAGATTATGGAAATCAAAGAATTTTCTGCAGTTCAATTGGCGTTAAATGCTTGCGTAGGAATTACAACGCTAGCAGCTCAAGCACAAGGAGATCTAACAGCGAAAGATAAATTACTTTCTTCTTTAGAATCCGTAAATGAGGTTTTAACAAAATTAAGCAAAAGTGAACGAAATGCGCAGGCTGATATGGTTTACACTATGCTATATGATGCTTATCATCGCACACTAAATGCTGTAAATGGAAACTTTGCACCTGAAACAAAAAATTAATTTGACAACACCGCTACTCTTGGATTACGATTACCGCACAACAAAACATTCGGCGGTATCCGCACCCGACAGCATAGCGGTTTTTTTATGCTCAAAATTTAAAAGGTACAGATCTGTACCTTTCAATGATCGGGTCGAGAGAACCTAATACAATACCTTACGGAAATAAGTTCCGCCGCCCGAATGCGGTTGTTGAAGCCCGATCACCCTACAAAAGTGGTCGAATGAGAAACAAAACATTCGGAGCATAAAAAAATGTCAAACTTAGCAATTCTTAATACCAATGTTCGTTCATACGAAAATTTATTCTCTTTAAATGATCTTCATCAAGTAAGCGGCAATTTAGCAAAACACAAACCTGTTTTATTCTTACGACTTGATACCACAAAAGCACTCATTGCCGAAATCGAAAAAGACAACCAACACGCTTTAAAAATTATTCGTGGCACCAACGGCGGCACCTACGCTTGCGAAGAACTTGTAATAGCCTACGCAATGTGGATCAGCCCAAAATTCCACTTAATTGTATTACGTGCGTTTTTAGCAATGCACCGCAACCAACCGCAACAGTTAGCCTTGCCAGAACCAGAAAAGAAATTCACTTTTGAATTTACCGAGTACGAACTCGAACAGCTCGTCTGGCTTTGGTGTGGACACAAGCAGATGAACACCTTACTTGGCGATATGATCAAACCGTTAGAAACTATCGGCTCTTATTTCACTGGAATGGTGATCAGCCATCACCAAGAATATCGCCGACAATATAAAAACACGCTCCCAACCATTCAACGCTTAATTCAGCCATTTAAAGCATCTAATCGAATGAACTGGGAAAGAGCGAAAAACCTTATCGCCCAATAAAACATCGCAAAATCCGACCGCACTTTTTTAAGCCTGCGGCGGATTCTCACACCCCAAATTCAACAAATCGACTAAAAAGGAAACAAAATGAGCTTATTTATCAGCGCACTTGTGGCATTTATTACAGCCATCATCACATCTTTGATTTTATATCGTTTAAAAAGTCACGTAGCGCAGAAAGACAATTCAGACGATTTGCATCGCTTGAAGATTGATTTTCTTCGTACTCAGCTTCAATCTCAAGAAACTGCTGATGAAAATCATCATACCGAACATAAAGGCGTACCGCTAAATCAGCCAGTGCATCGACACGAGCCTGATTCGATTCAAACGACTGATGAACCAAAAGCGTCGCCGCCATATTCCAAGCATCAATAAACTCAAATCGCTTTTCCATTTTATTCCCCTATTAATTGGATGGAAAAGTCAATATACCACGTAATCAGATGTATCTAAAAAAGGAAAACAAAAATGCAAAAATTTACTGATGTATTCACGGAAATTATTCCATTTCTTTGTAAAACAGTCATCGCCTTTGCCCTCGCATTTTTAATTGGCGGTATAGCTCACTGTTTTGCCGATGAACCCACCGATTGGCACGATAACGAATTAAGCCAACAAATCCAAGCAGAAACACAGTGTGAACTGAAAGGTGGCATATATGAAAACGGCGCATGTTTACCGCCTAATCTCACACTCACAGCAGAAAAAGAACTGCAGGCTTACACTGCACAAAAACAAGCAGAAATTAACCGCACTTTAGGAGAAAAGCAATGAAACCCTCCGATGATTACTACTATCAACTCGATGCTGCACACCAACGTAAAGTGGATTGGCAAGCAGGCTATGAAATCGCCTTAGATGAAGTCTCCACGGAAATTGACAATGATTTACAACAAGGCGACCAAACGCATTATCACGAACTCACGGAAATGTTGTGTGATAACGATAATTTCTGGCTTGCCATTGGTAGCGGTGCAAGTTATGAGCCTTATAGACAAGAGGCGATTAAGAAAATCGCCGAGCGTGAATTACACGATAGAATGAATGATTATGACCCAGATTAATGGAGGGGCGAGATGACAAACCAAGTTCAACATCAACAAAATAAACAGCCACCGGCACTTAAAACATTTTTTGAAAGTGCGAATGTGCAAAATAAGATTAAGGAACTTGTTGGCAAAAATGCGGCAACCTTTGCAACAAGTGTTATGCAAATCGCCAATAGCAATGCAATGCTTAAAACAGCAGACCCAATGAGCATTTTTAACGCGGCTTGTATGGCGGCGACACTAAATTTGCCACTACAAAATGGCTTAGGCTTTGCCTACATCGTCCCTTTCAGAAACAACAAAGAAAAGAAAACCGAAGCACAATTCCAAATTGGTTATAAAGGTTTTATCCAACTGGCACAACGTAGTGGTCAATTTAAACGCTTAGTCGCATTGCCTGTGTACAAAAAGCAACTTATCAAAAAAGATTTCATCAATGGTTTTGAGTTCGACTGGGAGCAAGAACCCGAGCAAAACGAAAACCCAATCGGCTATTACGCCTATTTTAAACTGGTAAACGATTTTTCAGCCGAACTCTATATGAGTCACGATGACATCGTCAAGCACGCTCAACGCTACAGTCAAACATTTAAAAAAGGCTATGGCGTATGGCACGATAACTTCGAGGCAATGGCATTAAAAACCGTAACTAAGTTATTGCTATCAAAACAAGCTCCACTCTCTGTTGAAATGCAACAAGCCGTATTAGCCGACCAAGCCGTTGTGAAAGATGTAGAAAATCAAGAGTTCAACTACACCGACAATATTCAAGAAGCGGAATTTTTAGCGGTTGTTGATGAAGCCACATTCGAACAATGCAAACAAAGCATTGCTAACGGCGAAACCACCCTACAAGAGCTTTGTGATAGTGGGGCTTATGAATTTAGCCAAGAGCAGATTGCGGAGTTGGAGGCGATTTAGAATGGAAATGTACCAACTCAAAGCTAAATGCTCTGGCTTGGCTGATTTAATGGTAAAGCCTAAAAGCGGTAATGGAATATCTGCTACAGCAAAAAGTGCGGTGAGAAAGATAGTGAAATTTGATTTATTCGGTTATCGAGATTTTGAGGGGAATAAATACACCGAGAAAGGTATCGCACTGGAAGAACAAGCCATTAAATTAAGCGGTCGTAAACGTGGCTTACCCCTTAAAAAGAACACGGAAAGACGCGAAAACGATTGGATTACAGGCGAGTGCGATATTTATGTGCCAAGCCGAAGATTAATCATAGACACTAAATGTTCTTGGGATATTGGCTCACACCCTTTTTTTGCTGATGAGGCAGAAGAAAAAGCCAAAAAAGCGGGGTATGACGCACAAATGCAAGGCTATATGTGGTTATGGGATTGTGATGAGGCGCAAATTGATTTTGTCCTCCTCCCCACTCCTTATGACCAATTATCAAGCTATGACGACCCAAACAGATACATTGACTTGGTTGAGCAAATCCCCCAAGAAAAACGTATCACGACGGTCACAATTAAACGTGATGAGAAAGTCATTGAGAAAATCAAAGAGCGGGTAGAAATTGCTCAAGAATATTATCAACAACTCATACAGGAGATGCGCTAATGGCACGTAATACCAATACCGTGATATTAGTCGGTCATTTAGGCAGTGACCCAGAAATCCGCCAATTCCAAAATGGCGGGCAAATTGCCACATTTAATCTTGCTATCGGCGATGATTACCGAGATAGACAAGGCAATACAGTTAAACGTACGCATTGGATACCTATTGTGGTGCATGGCAATTCTGCTGATGTAGCAAGACAATATCTGCAAAAAGGCTCAAAAATCTGTGTAACAGGAAAACTAGTACAGGAAAGCTGGCAAGACCAAAACGGCAATAATCGCACCGCACTTAAAGTAGCAACACAATCCTTTGAAATGCTAGACAGTAAGGCAAGCAGTGAAACACAACAGCCAAGCAAAGACAAAGAAAAACCCGACCCATTAAGCGCAGCGGCAGAACAAGATGGGTTTGATGATGATATTCCGTTTTGAGTTACATGATAAGCCACTAACCAATAGTGGCTTTTTTTATTGCTCTCAACCCAGCTCTCTTAAGCGAGCTTTTTATTACCCCCAAAAAATAGGAGAAATAGAATGATTAGAAACAGTAGATGGACACCTGAGGTTCCACGCCCAACACTTGATGATGAACATTTATTTGCAGCGTTTTTAAAAGAATGGGTAGAAAAAGAATACAAAGATGAAATTAATTCAGCCAAGGAGTACTTTGAAGATGAAGAATTTGATATTGAATATTTTGGCATTTATCAAGACATTTTAAAAGTGTGGAGTGGCGATAATGAAGACACCGCTAAAAATCTTATTAAATGGCAAGGATGGGATTATCGCCAAGCCAAAGAATTTGAAGAAAAAAATCTTGAGTATGATTTTGATAAAGAAAATAACCGCCTATCTAAACAATGGGTAACTGACAATGTTTATACATTGCCTTTTTCTGTCGGTAGTCGCGTAAAATGGGGTTTAAAAGAAGGTATTATTATGGAGGATAAAAATAATAATTACCTACCTTTTGGAAAAGTGTGCGTATTAACAGATAAACAGGCAGCAGAAAATAAAAAATGGCAAGATCAAGGAATATCAAGTAGACATGGTGGTTATATTGTTAATTGGGAATCATTGGAATTGATAGAGGAAAAACAATGAACCTACTAAAATCCCTCGCTAGAAAAATCCTCAAAGAGGAACTCGAAAATAATAAATATCACTTTGAAAAATTAGGCAATCAAAATCTTGCCAAATCAAGACGCATTAAAGAGCTTGAAAGCGATAATGACCGCCTAAGAATTAAAGTAGAACAAATCCGACAGGACAATTTAAAACTCCGTGAAAATCGACCGCACTTTAAACACCATAATAAAAAAGGCGGTCGAAAATGAATGAAATTAACATCAAACTCCCCTTACATAAATTCCAAGATTTAATGATTAGTCACGTCCGATACAGCCTACCACGCCATACTTATATCGTTAGCGAAACTATTCACGATGTTAAAACCTACTGGAGCGTGTTAAGCAGTAATACTCGAGAGGTAATTACTCGCGATATTAATGAGCATCTGAAACGCTGGGCAAGCGACCGAAATAACGCATTCCACAAACTTGACTACGATTCGTGGGAGGAACTATTTGACTGGATAAATGAAAACCGCAGTAGCCCATCAACAACAGCTACAACAGCAAAACCGATTGTGCCTGTGTTGCCTGTGATTAATCCAAAACAGAGGAAAAAATAACCGCACTATGTTTACCTACGGTTCAATCTGTTCAGGGATTGAAGCAGTAAGTGTGGCATGGAAAGGCTTAGGTAAGCCACTTTGGTTTAGTGAAATTGAACCTTTTCCTTGTGCCGTGCTTACTTATCATTATCCCAACATCCCAAATCTTGGGGATATGACCACCTTACCCGAAAAAATCTTAAACCGTGAAATTCCTGCGCCTGATGTGCTTGTTGGTGGTACACCTTGTCAAGCATTTTCGATAGCTGGACTGCGAAACTCGCTAGATGACGAACGAGGAAATCTCACTTTAATGTTGATACACATATTAGAGGCTATTGACTATGTTAGATACCAAGACGGTAAACAGCCATGCATTTTGCTGTGGGAAAACGTACCAGGTGTCCTATCCACCAAGGACAACGCATTCGGACACTTTCTGGCTGGATTGGCTCAAGAACGTGAGCCATTACAACCGGCAGGGGCAAGATGGGCAAACTCTGGTTATGTGCATTCAGCCCGCACTATCGCGTGGCGAATCCTCGATGCTCAATACTTCGGAGTTGCCCAACGACGCCGTCGGGTGTTTGTTGTGGCAAGTGCTAGACCGCGAAGTGTCGCCCAGATACTCATTGAGCGCAAAAGCTTGTGCGGGGATATTGAGACGGGCAAAAGCGCGGAAAAAAACATTACCGCCTACACTGAAAGTAGCTTTGGAACGTATATCCGATCCACAGTGGGGGGGGTAGTAACTGCTAGTGGTGGTGCGCTTGGTGGCGGGTCGGAAATTCTTGTAGTACACGGCACGCAAGATCCGATAATATCATCCACCACCGCGCATTGCTTAGGTCGTAACGGCGGGCGAGAAAATATCTTATTTGATATTGCTCACCGCTCCGACGTAGTACGCATACAAGATGATGATACTACGCCGACACTAACGGCGCGCATGGGGACTGGCGGTAATAATATCCCTTGCATTGCTCTTGCTGGTAACACTATCGGCAGACAACCGCATAACGGCGGAAATGGCAATGGATTTGATGACAGCGGAGTAAGTTACACATTAACAACTACAGATATTCACGGTGTTTTTAATGGCTTAACAGTCCGCAAACTTACACCTTCAGAATGCGAAAAACTACAGGGCTTTCCGCCAGGTTACACGCAAATCCCATATCGCAATAAACTTGCGAATGATTGCCCTGACAGTCCGCGCTATAAAGCTATCGGCAATAGTATGGCTGTACCGGTTATTAAGTGGATCGGGGAAAGAATGATTAATTATTTAAACAAATAAATCCAATAGGCGTTCCAAGTGAGTGTTTTTTATTTTAAGCAAACAAAGGTGGAAAAAATGACCAAATATTTTTCAGTGGATATATCAAACGATATCCACATTATTAATTTGTGTGAAACATTAGAGCAAGCAAGAGAGACTTGTTTGGCTGGCGCTGTCGAGGCTCACGAATTTGCAGACGACATGGACGAATACGAAAATTATGAGAGTAATGATTTACCGTATGCTGTTTATGGTGTGGTTTTAGGTAAAGCGGAATGCAAGAAAAAAACGTTAACCGAAGAGGAGAAAGATGAGCACTGCTCCGATTTTGATTACGTCCTTGAAAAACCAGAAATTGTAGATTACCCGAAAGATGGCAACTGGATTAAGTATGACTCTTGCCCGCCAAGTGAAGATGGCTTTTTTATCGCATATTGCCCGGAATATGACATACCTGTGAAGGTTGCATTTTACGATGCAGACTTGTGCGGATTTACAGAGTTTACAGATGGTGAAGTAACACACTGGCAACCACTACCACAACCACCGGAGGAATAAATTCTGGATATCGAATACGAATGGTTACTTATTAATGATCTAGATGACGAAGATCCAGAAAAAGAAGAAGTAGAGAAAATCATTAAAGATAGAGTGTGGTTAGAATTTGACCGAAAAAAACGACCATTTTATTTAGAGTCAAGTGTCGCTGAAGAGTTATTTATACGTAATCATAGCGATTGGGAGTGTTATGAAGAGGATGAATATGTTTTTCTCGCCATCAGAGAACAAGGGAGTGAACGGTACTCAATTTTCCGTGTGAGCCCATGGTATCGATTGGAGCCGGACGTTGATGAAATTTATTTTGATGACTAAAACCCATTTACAGCCCATTAAATCTCCCCTAGCCCCTCTTTACAAAAGAGGGGGATAAGTTAGATGAAGTGGGCTAACTAAAATAAATCGTTATAACCGCCATTATGGGCGGTTTTTTATTGGAGGAAATATGGAACCAATTAAACTTTCGCAGAAAGCCGAAGAGGAAATTGTGAATGCGGCAAGAATGGCAGCGTTATCCAATTTGACTGAGAAAAGCCAAAATTTAATTACGCTTGAGGATATTGCAATATATTTTGGGCGACACTATCAAACCGTTGCGAAAAATATTTCAAAACTACCCAACTTCCCAAAACCAGTTACGGTCGATCAGAAAAATTCTCGCCCACGCTATATTGCAGGCGAAGTTGTTCGTTGGGGGCGTATTAATGCTAAACGTATTAGCTAA